GTGGGGGAGCCCCCCATTTCTGGGGGGCCGTGGGGAGCCTAGTGGCTCTCCCAATAGCGAGCGGTGTCAGCGTGTTCGCAGACAGTGTCCACGAAGAGCTGGGGGTCCTCGCGCAGACATAGTCTGCAGACGTGACCGTCAAAGATGACCTGGTGGCCGTTGACCAGAGCGAAGCTTCCGTTCATTTCCTTCACCTCCTTAGCTGAGAGCATACTCTCAGTATAGTTGCCACCACTGACAATGTCAAATCGTGTAACAATAATTTTTATGTGTCATACAGATTCTTTACGTTCGCTACGGATTGCGGGCGCACCTTCTGGTGTGTGTCAATTTGACAATATTAGACGTAGCCACTAAGATATAAGTATAAGGACACAAAGTCCTTAGGAAGGGGGGTGATGTAAATGACAAAGCCAGGATTCAGAGCACCGTGGACACACGGGGCCTATGCCTATGCTCAAGCGGACACTTTCGCTGACTTCCGTGAAGGGATGAAGCGCAAGCGCAAGGAGCAGTGGGTAAAGATGCCTAACGACGGTGAAGCGGGTGACCGCCCGTGTAGCATCTGCGGTATCGCACTGCGGGAAGCATACGCTTCTAACCCCGGTGGGCCACTGACCCAAGTGGACGACCAGAGTACGTGGATATATACCCCACGTACCAAGTCTGCCGTGGGCGTGCACTACGGGTGCTCATGGAGCGCGTTGTTTAGCGCTATCGCTCAGATTCGTCTGTAGCGCTCGGGGGGCTTCGGCCCCCCACAAAAAAAGACAATGACCACCAAACCGAAAGGACAAAAAATGAAACTAGCAGCAACAGTGACCATCGATGGACAAGTCTTATTGCTTGACTTGGACAAAGTGGACAGCGAACTAACAGCACTTCAGAGTGCCGTAGGCGGGTGGATTCAAGCAGTGGACTTGAAAGATGGAATGAGCATGTACCTAAACGAAGAAGGAAAAGTACATGGACTTGACCTAAACCCCGTAGCAACAAAGTACTGGGAGGATAGCTACGGTGTCGGTACTGACATCATCGTTGGCGACGTAGTCTTCACTGGACTTCCTGACCGTAACGGAGACACCACCAGTATCACTTCCACTCAATTGCAGGACATTATCGACAGAGCGGGTGCCCGCGCATAGCCTAGCCCCGCCAGAGAAGAACCCCCACACTCCCCCCGTGGGGGTTTTTCTTTGTGATATCCTAGGCGCTATGTACTTACCTAATGATATTCAGAGTGCGCTCAAGACAAGCGCCAGTGACGCCGACACACTTCGGCACTTCGTTCGCGTGCTACGTGATAGCGGGTGGACCCTAGGCAGTATCGCTGAACCGCTGGGAGTGTCTCGCGAGTGGGTACGACAAATGGTGAACAGCGTAGATGACCCCGAATATTCTTTCGCCGTAGCAAATAGCCGTGGATTTTTACCACCACTCCCGCCACAGAAGATGGAGGATGAGGAACGTAAAGAATCTGTACGCGCTGACCCAGACCCAAATACTTTATCTAGAATGTTGGAATTACAACCAATGGCCAAGCAAGTGCGCTCGAATAGTCCCAAGTACCGCTCTGAAGGGGAGGAGTACACCGCTTTGCTGGCTCGAGAGCACATGGAACGTGGAGTGCCACTACTTCGTCTGGCCAATGAACTCGGGGTGACACACTCTGCTTTGCGCTTTAGGTTGGTGCGCTATGGCTACAAGGATGCATCCTCGGGGCACAAGGTGTACAGACCGATTAGTGAGAAGAACCGTGTGTCTGCTGTGGCTATCTGATGGGAAAGTCTCTCGCTCAGATAGTCGCTGAACTCCCCGAAGATGAGCGACAGAAGATGTTGGAGGGCCTCGACCCCGACACCCTCGTGTGGGACTGGAGTTTCTGGGGCAGGCCAGAACAGATTCCACCTAATGACACCTCGTGGAACGTTGGGCTGTACCTCGGAGGACGTGGTGCTGGTAAGACTAGGGCAGCGGCTGAGTGGGTAAGAGATAGGGCTAGAATCTCAGACCAGGGGCACCTAAGATTTCTACTGGTAGCTCGTACTGCAGCTGACGTCCGTGACGTGCTCGTGGAGGGTGACTCTGGAGTACTCAATGTCAGTCCCCCCTCGGAGCGTCCTTTGTATGAACCCTCGAAGCGTAGGCTGACGTGGCCTAATGGGAACACCGCCGTGCTATCCACCGCCGATGAACCTGACTCGCTACGTGGTGTGCAAGCACACTACTCGTGGGCAGATGAGCTGGCAGCGTGGAGACAGACCCCAGATGCGGCAGGCATGACCTCGTGGGACAACCTACGTGTTGCCACTCGTCTAGGGCTCAACCCCCAGATATTTGCTACCACAACCCCCAAGCGTGTGTCTGTGCTGTACTCACTACTCGAGGAGGCCAAGGAGGGCAAGAAGGTTTGGATATCTCGTGGCTCGACAATGGACAACGCAGGTAACCTCTCGGAGGCCTACATTAGTGCCATCACTGGAGTGTACGCAGGAACTCGACTGGCAGCGCAAGAGTTGTATGGTGAGATGCTGGACGCTGTAGATGGAGCACTCTGGACAGATGAGCTGATTAGCGCTGGTCGTCAAGGCGTAGTACCAATGGGACTTCCCCTACGCTGTATTGGGGTGGACCCCTCGGTAGCGGAGAGCCCTCGTGATGAGTGCGGGATTGTTGTAGTTGCCTCGACCGCCGAACGTGATTTGTATAAGCGCCAGTCGTGGGTATTGGAGGATGCCAGTGTCCTAGGCTCGCCGACAGTGTGGGCCCAGAGAGTAGTGGACATGGCTCGCAAGTGGGGATGCCCAGTAGTCGCTGAGGTGAATCAAGGTGGGGCGTTGGTGCGCAATGCTATCCACACTATCGACCCCTCCATCACCGTGCTGGAGGTGCATTCCAAGTATGGCAAGGCCCTAAGGGCTGAGCCTATTACTCTCGCTTATGAGCAGTCTAGGGTGCACCATGTTGGGTACTTCGCGGAGCTCGAGAGCCAGATGACTTCGTGGGTACCAGGTGAAGGAAAGTCGCCAGACCGCGTTGATGCTTTGGTACACGCCCTAACGGCTTTGCTTATCAAGCCCCCCGCTGGTTTTAGTGGTGGGAAGATTACGGCTAAGTCTCACTCATCACGCCGACTACCTCTAGGTGGTAGTGGTAGTGGTGGCGGACGGATGGGAAAGTTTCGCGTTAGGTAATGGTGGTACTGGTGGTGGCAGTGATGAGAGAGTCGTAAGAGAACTTCGCACATTCCAATATCGAAAGTTGGCGTGCGTCTCCCGCGAAGGTTGGCGGGCCTAACATGGCACTCATTGTCAACTAATGTAATATCCAAAGTTGATGCGGTAAGGCTGCTGGACTAACTAGCTTATATGTCTGTCCACATATGGAGTAACCCCCTACCCCATCTGTCAAGTAGGTAGTTAGTCTGACTTGGTGGGAGCCCTCGGGAAACTTTGGCTACCTATGATAGTTCTGGCCCCGTCTCAGAGTCATACTATTTAGTGACAGTCACTAGCTGAGCAAGGGATTAAGTTGTCGCCTGTGACGCGCAAGCTTGATATATAACTATTGTTGGAGGGGGCGGGGGCACCCCCCCTATGTTAGGTGTAGGTATCGCTAGGGGAGGGGGGTCTCTCCAGAGAATGTGCACATTGATAACACAATGATGTCAGTCAAGTGGGACTCCTAGGCAGGTGGTGGCATACCTTTTATTTTTTTGTCGCCCCACAAGATTTCTATTAACTGCGGTTATGCCCAAGGGTGGCAGTATTTAGGAAACAAACCAGCAACACCCCAAAACATAGCGGAGCGTACTCACCGACCAAAAGCACTTCAACTAAAGGTACTAAATCCTCTGCTCTGTACATAAACTCTACTGTTCCATTTTCCCCGCTTAAGTACTAAAGATGCGCTAGACTGTACAGGTGAGACGTTCAGCCAGAAATCAGCCCCTCCCCGATACAGAGGTGACCCATCTTCTGAGTCTTACTGGTACACCCCAAGCACTCAAGGCTCGTGCCTACTGTCTATACCAAGCAGGGTGGACTCTCTCCGCTATCGGGGACCCCCTAGAAAAAGCACGCTCCACTGTCCGTTCTTGGGTCCTCTCGGGGCCTTACCCATACCAAGAGGACATTCCATTCCCCGAAAACAAACAGTATGTTAGGAAGCGTCCTGTCTCCCCTGGAATCGACCAAGAGACCAGAGAGCATCTACACGCGCTCGCCCCCATTGCACGGAAGTATCGCTCCAAGCTTCCCTATACCCATAGCGCCACTCAAGCCAACCGCGAGCTGACTGAGCTAGTTCAAGAACTCCACGAAGCTGGAGTTTCCATCCAAGAGTTGGCCGATGCCACAGGTGTCACCTATCGGGCAATGTATAGAAGGGTCAGAAATGTCCGTTAAGTACGACCTTTTTCCCGCCTACATTACTTTCATCCCAGCAGAAGATGAGACAACTGCTCAAAACATGACGTCTGGTCCCCCCAACCCCAAGGGCGCACGACATCTAGATAGAGCCAGAGTGATTGTTTACCAGAACAAGGTTCTGGTTGCTATCGACGGCGACCGTGGACCTCAGGTTGTCTTCCGCGATACTTATGAGGCCACCGACTTCTTTCGCTCTAAGTCACGCGAAGAAGATTCTTATCTTACGACCACGTCTGGGAAGAAGATTGCTTTCCGTCGAAACGACTCGTGCGCTTGTGGCTCAAGACTCAGGTCTTGGAATCCCTACAAAATCCTTAACGCAACAGGAGACCCAACAGAATGACTGCACTAACTCTCGCCACGCTCGCCATCCTCGGTGCGAGCACCTATCGAATTTCAAAACTGCTTATCGAAGACGTTATCTTCGATAAAATCCGCGAAAAAATTTTTACAAAATTTCCGCCCGAGACCACCAATATCGGGTACTTCTTTACGTGTTACTGGTGTATGAGTATTTGGATTGGAACACTCATCACACTGGGTTATATACTTGGAAGTACTGTTATGATTTTAGTTTGCCTTCCGTTTGCGCTCTCTGCAATCGCGGGCCTACTGAGTGATGTGAGGTAGACGTGGGAGTTTTTCGTAGGGAGTCGTCGGCCAGCGCGGTAGCCTACTCCGCGCCCCGCCCGCTGACGGCAGCCGCAGCCCAAATCAAGCTCAATGATAAAGCCGAAGCAGAGCAGTTTAAATCCAGACGTGCTTCTTCTGTTAGTCAGTGGCAACAGGAAGCCTGGGAATACTACGACGCAATCGGCGAAATTAAGTATGCTTTCGGTCTTGTTAGCTCGGTTATCTCTCGAGTTCGTCTGTACGCAGCTATCATTGAAGACCCCGCCGCTTCCCCCGTTTCTGTTAAAGATTCCGACAGCCTAGACCAGTCCGTTATTGATGCCAGCCAACGAGCCCTTGCCCGTCTTGACTCTGCTTATGGCGGGCTTCCTGGTCTTCTCCGTGACGCAGCTCTTAACATCCTTGTTGCAGGAGAGTGCTACCTAGTTCAGACTCCTGAGCGTATTGGTTCTGGACTTCCTGAGACATGGGATGTTAGGTCCGTCGACGAACTCAAAATTGACGGTCGGGGACAGTACATTATTTCTACTCGCCGAGACCTTAATGGAAACTCTGCCGTTTCGGTACCCAAAAACTCTTTCGTTGGGCGTATTTGGCGTGCGCACCCACGCTACTCCGATGAGCCAGATTCTTCTCTGCGCGGTATTTTGGACCTGTGCTCCGAGCTTCTGCTCCTCAACCGTACCTTTCGCGCTACGGCACGTTCTCGCCTTAACGCAGGTGCGCTCTACCTACCAGACGGTCTTTCCGTGTCTGCGGGCCCAGAGGAAGACCTTCAGTTCGCTGATGAGATTGACATTACCAACCCCACTCCAGAGGAGGAAGAAGACGAATTTGAAGAGCAACTGATTGACGCGATGACTGCTCCGATTTCGGACGAGTCTTCCGCTTCGGCAGTTGTTCCTCTTATCATTCGTGGTCCCGCTGAACTTGGTGACAAGATTAAGCAGTTTAAGTTTGAGCGTTCTTTTGACCCAGCACTTGCTGAGCGGTCAGACCGTGTGCTTGAGCGAATTCTTCAGGGACTTGATGTTCCTAAGGATGTTGTTACAGGTCTCGCCAACGTTCGCTACTCCAACGCAATTCAGATTGATGAGAGCCTCTACAAAGCTCACATTGAGCCTCTGCTTTTGTTGCTCTCTGATGCACTTACAGTTGTCTACTTCCGTCCCTACCTGCGCTCCCTCGATTTCGATGAGGCCGACATTGCACGGTTGGTTGTGTGGTACGACCCGAGTGCTATCTCTACGCGCAATGACCGCGCTGAAGATGCAGATTCTGGGTTTGACAAGATGGCGGTTAGCTACGCAACGTGGCGACACGCTCACGGATTCTCTGACTCAGACGCCCCCAGCCCGACAGAACTGGCTATGAGGTTAATGATTCAAAAGGGCATGATTACGCCCGAGCTCACGGAGGCAATGCTTGCCACTTTTGCACCAGAAGCAATGGAAGCCGTGCGCCAAGGTGCTCAGGCTTCTAGCTCAGCTCCTGTTCCGCCTGAGGTTGAGCAGTTGCTTGAGGGGCAACAGCAGTCCCCAGAGCCCACGGAAGAAGTTTCCGAAGAACCCCCAATTCCCCTTGCCGAGCCTCAATAAAGGATGATTTTGTGTCTGACCTAAATTTTATTATTGATACCCAGTCAAATGAAGATACTCCAGTATCTTTGCGAGCCCTCCCGCACAAGAGTCTTATTGAGACTTTACATAAAGAGGCGGATAAATTTAACGCCAAGCTTCCTCTGGCAAGGCGTGTTCCTGCCAAGACAGTTGAAGCGATTATCTCCCGAGAAGAGACTCACCCGAATGCAATGAGGGCCTTGGGGCAGTATTTCAACACTATTGAGAATCCACAAACACCAGCGCCAACTACCCACCGAGACCTTCTCCCCAAGAACCACCCTTTGTCCACTAAGTGGGTTTCGCAGTTTTCTGTGCGGGAGAGCGTTGCCACATACTTTGAGTCTGACACAAGGGTTGAAGACTATGAGACACGCGCCCTCATTGCTTCGGCGCTTTCCTACGAGCCAGACTCTGCTCAGCGACACTTCTATAACGAAGTTATACTTGCTAAGACTAATAATGTCTCTCTACTTGCCAATCTTGACGAAGCTGATAAGATGATTGAAGAGAGGAAGGCAAGCAAGTGACAAAGTTAACCACAGACATCATAAACGGAGCAATGTACTACATTCTCGTTAAGCAGACAATGGAAGATTACCTGAAGAATAACCCTATTGAGGACGAAGAGACTCTTGAGAACTTTAAAGGGTTTTGGGTTGAACTTGAGAAAGAAATGAACGACACGAAACTTCCAAAAGGCCACTCTTGGGACATTCCCTCGGAGTGGTAACAAATATTTTCATTTGTACTAGAATTGTCTAGTACACATTTTGACTCAGGAAAGAAGCACGCGGTGAGCCTAAGCCACAACCTGTCGGAACAAGCACTACAGGCTCTCATTGCGGCTATTAATCCTTATGCGGGCGGAAACTCTAGGCTTGCCCGCTCTCTCCGTGCACGTCTCCAGCCCCGAGACAGCAAGGGTCGATGGATTCGCACAGGTGTTAACTTTGCCGTAGATTTTAAGGTTAACGGTAAGGTCTATAACGCCAATCCTCGCTCTGTAGGCCCATCTTCCCGCGAGGGCTTTATTCAGGTTTATGTTCCTAAGGGTGACCCCAATATTCCTGAAGGGTTTTATGAGGTCGAGTCTGGCAAGGGCGAAGTAGTTATAGCAGTTCTTGATGGTCCATCCGTTGCTTCATCAAAAACTTCTATTACAGACAAAAACGTTATTGACATCAACTCCGTTAATCGTTCCGATGCCCCCGAGGGTTGGGACTTCAAACCCACCGAAGACGGACAAAACCGTTGGGTTACTCAAGATGGAAAAGTTGAAATTGTTGAGAACGCTGAGACTGGCAAGGTTGACCTTATTGAAGACGGGGAGAAGCTTTCCGAGCATGACCAAGTTGCTCTTGCCTTCGCCGAGTCTGACAGACGAGACGTCGAACAATCTGTAGTAGCCAGCTCCAAAAAAGTTGTTGCCCGTCTCCGCAAAAATATTGAAGACGCTCCACCAGCGGAGAAAGAGGCTGCCAAAGAAATCCTCGACCGAGTTCTCTTTGATGACCCAGACTACGAAGAAACTCTGCAACTAAACGACTCTAACCCTCCAAACCCAGAGAGTATGGGTGAAGGTGTAGAAATATCAGCTGAAGACCTTAGGCGTATGCGTCTAAGTCCCATTACTGGTCAGCATTTGGATGAAGACGGTAACTTCACCCCTGAAAGACAAGAACTGCATAACCAGATAATTCTTGAGGCACTAGAGGGCACAACACCTGTCGAAGAGCCTGTTCAGAATATGAATGGTGGCGGACCTGCATCTGGTAAAGGCACAATGACTAGGGGAGCCAATAAAAGGCTCACTAACTACGACGAAAACTCTGTTCTTGTTGACCCAGATGAAGTTAAAAACAAATTTCCCGAGGTCCAAGCGGCTATTGAGCGCATCAGAAATGGTACAGCCACCGAACAAGATTTTAATTGGGCAGGTCTTAGCCACGAGGAGAGTAGCCATGTGGCCAAGAGAATCCACCTCGCAGGCCTAGAACGTCACCACAACATCATCTATGACGGAACTGGTGATGGCGGAGTAAAGAGCGTCCGCGAAAAAGTTAAGCTCGCACGGGATAACGGCTATAAGACAGTAAATGCCAACTACCTCTATCTAGAGCCCGACGAAGGTATGAGTCGAGCTAAAGAGAGGGAAAAGGAAAACTTCCGCAGGGTACCGGAGACCGTCCTTAAAAACACTTACAACACTATTTCTACTATATTCCCAGAACTTCTCAAAGATAATATTTTTGACACTGTTCGTCTTTTCGACAACAACCAAGAACGAGGCGTAGCTGCGAAACTTATTCTGGAGCAAAAAGACGGCGAAACTGAAGTTATAGACCAAGACTCCTACAATCGTTTCTTACGAGCAAAAGCTTCTGATGACAAGCAACCGCCCGAAAAGCCAGTGGCAGAACTCCCTGAAGAGGGTGCCCTCCCCGAAGACTTTCGACCCAAAATCAGTGCTGATGAGGTCACCCCTGGAACAGCTGTTATTGATACAGATTTTGACGTCCAGAAGATTGGAACGTTCGTTGATGTCAACGACCCTCTAGTTCCTTCTCAACTATTCCACGTCACAACTAATCGCGAAGGTGTTTCTAACTCGCAGAGACTCCTCACAACTACCACTGATGGTAAAGGTTTTGGCGGAGCAGACCGCAATGTTGTTTCCTTCTCTGGAACTAAAGAACGAGCCCTTCAGATGCACGCCGACCTTGAGGACTACGTCCGACTGAGGCAAGCACAAAGCAACACCGAAATTTTTGATGCAGTTAACGATTTTTCTGCTAAGTACGACATCCCGAAACAGCGCAAGGACGCTGTACTTAAGTCTTTGACGCAAGAGAAAGATTTGGCTGACGGACCCACTCGACACAACGCAATGACTCAGCTATTCAACGAGCGCGAGACGGCTACAGGTATTCCAAATCCAGTCATTCTTGACAATGACTCTTGGGAGACCATGTCCCCAGACAACATCGCTCTTCTTAGTGTTCCTAAGGACCGCGTTGAGTCTACTGGTGCGGCTGTCTCTTATATACAAAGTGGAGCATCCCCCGAGGAATTCCGAGTTCACGGAAGTGTCCCCGTTAAAAGCTGTACAAATCCTTCACCACGTACTTTTGCAGTTGGCGACCCCTCAGACCCCTGCGAAGACGACTTTGAGGACATCGACTCCCTCACCGACCCCGACGAGAATGATGTTACTGTTGCTCCTCTTGAGAGCCTCACCGAACCTCAACTGAAAACAGAAATGTTCGAGTTGCAGGAAAGAATCCAAGCCCTAGAGTCTCGTGCAGGTGACGAATCTGTTGACAAAGAGATTCAACGTACCACAGAACGATATGCTGAGCTGGAAACTGAACTTGGCAAACGTCAAAACAACAAACAAGTTGACAATAAGGCTACCGAAACGGTAGAGTCTGTTACCACAAGAATTAATTCTATTGATGCTCAGATTAGTCGTCGGATGGACCGAGGCCAAGGCTATAAAGACTTGGAAGAGCGCCAACAAAAACTTATTGCAAAAAGAGAAGCACTCCAGAAAGGGGAGCAAGTAGATGACAGACAAACTGGACAAGGAACTGACGCAGGAGCAGAAGGAACAGTTCCTCGCGGTGTGGCAGGAGCGCCGTCCCGAAGTGCTCGAGTGGAGCGACGAGGAGATTCTCTACGCGATGTTTCTGGGAATGTAGTTGCCACTAGGATTGCCGAGCCCACGAATGCTGAAGCGCTTCGTGAAGAGGGCGTCAGGGTTGTAGAACTATTTGAAGTAGATAAAGACCAAGCTGAGTTTTTTAGGGACTCTTTCGAGTTGGCAAGAAATTCCAGCACTTATGGGTCATCGGTAACGCTCCACGACTTGGACTACTACCAACAAGACGATGTAAGAATGTTCCTCACCCAAGATGGCTTGGGCGGAATTGTTCTTAATGGCGATGAGATTGTTACGGGATTCATGCACCCCGAGGCATCTGACCGTGGACAGGGTGCCATTGTTTCTATGGTTTCCAACATGGTTGACCTCGGTGGGAGGCGTCTAGATGCTTATGACACAGTTCTCCCTGGTTTCTATGCAGAGGCTGGGTTCCGTCCTGTTGCTCGCCTCCGTTGGGACGACCAGTTTGCACCCGATGACTGGGATTATGACCTCTATGACAGATGGAACGGCGGACGCCCAGATATCGTCTTTATGACTTTCGACCCAGACCGTTTTGGCTCCGAGTATGACCAGTCTGAGGGTCAGTATGTTGATAGCTACGAAACGGGTCCTGTTGCTCAACAGCGTGCTTTAGAGGGGTTCGATGAGTCCAAGTGGGTTCAAATTCGCGAACAAAGACGTGAGCGTGCTCGAGCTCGACGGATGGAGACTCAGCAACAGAATGACGCCCTCAAGCAAGAGGACGGTCTACTTGTTGGTGAAGTTCCGAAGAATGACAATGACAAGCCAAAAAATCAGGCTCTCATTCTTTCCCCCATTGGACAGGTTGTTGAGGTTACCAGCTCTAATGGACGCAAAATGCGTTTCATTAAAATTGGACGTGACACTTGGAAGCGTGCGGACAAGCCTGACGACCACACACGGTACCGCTCCCATCAGATTCGTCGGGACAAAATGGAGTACGTCAAGACTACAGAGTCAGATGTCCCGTCCCTTGACTTACCTCCACGCTATTACAACTCTTTCCGTCCTGTTCCGTACTCTATCCCGAGGGGCTCCTCCGACGAAGAGCTTAAGCGCCTGCGTTCTATGTACGAACGACAAGCAGACACCACAGACAACTCAATTAGTGTCCAACGAGCAGAAGCCACCGTAAAATTTATCGACCGCCTTAGCGCAAGACGCGAGGGACGTACCGCTACACCACGCCAAAACACCACCGACCGCGCTAATGCGTCTGGTTCTAGGGGGCGCAGACAGAATGCCCCACTTCTGGAGAATAATGACCCAGAGTCTGGCTCCACAGAAGCACACGTCCCCACCAAGCCTACCCCCGATGAGAATGGTGTAACCGACAACCCAGAGCTTCTCGCAGATATATATGACCGATACACCCTTACCACTGTGTACCTCCAAGCTCTTACTGCGGGTAGGGACTCTACAATGATGACATTTAGGACGGAGGCAGAAAAAGGAGTTCCCTACACTGGAACCCAAGCTAGTGTTCCGATTACTGCCATCCGAGATGCTCTACAGCTTCAAGGTGTTGACACCAACAGATTAGTTGAAAATGCAAGAATCATTAGAGAAAATCGCGCTTCTGTCCGCGACCGTAATTCCGTCACCCCATCAGATATTCAGGAGTTCACTGATAGTCAGAAGCTAATGGAAAACCTGTGGGGCTCATTGAGACAGCTTGAAGAAAACCTTAGGGTGGCCTATATCACTGAGCGGGTTGATTCGCCAAGAATTACATCTCTCTCGCAGCGTGTAGAAGCACTACGCGCAAGAATTGCTCGCCTTGAGGAGAGGGGGTTCCGCCTAACGGTGCCACCCGAGGCTACATTAGTGGAGGGGTTTAGCTGGGACGACAACACCGAGCCAGATATCTACCGTCCAGAGCTTATTATGGACGCCCTCAAAGCCCGCTATCCAGATGCAAAACTCAACGATGATGGTGAGCTTATTGTTGGGGAGGCTGAGCACACTGTTGGAGGTAATAGATTTAGGTATGAGGCAGTCATTACTCGGACAGATGACGAGATGTTCTACGTTTATATTCGAGAGACTAACCTATCGGACGAAAACCCAGCAACTAGGTCTCGCTCTTTTAGATTTGATGTAATGCGTCATTCAGCTAGAGCTATCAACAACCAAGCAGCAAAAGCCCGAGAAAAAATTTTTAACACAGCCTCAGGCTCTAATATTCATTCTTGGTTTAACGACCCTCGGAGGCGCCGCGAAGGACGCGAGCCCAAGTTTGATGTCCCAGATGAGCAAGGTATGCCCCACCACGTTCGTGACCAAGTTCTTACCCGAGAAGCTCTTCGGAAGATTGAAGAGGCCACGAGTGAAGAGGGCATCACCGAAGAGATGATTGGTGTTCTCTATAACTACATTCGTAGTTTTGGAAACGACACTGGAGTTATGCAGGCCTTGTACTCCACATTTAACTTGGATGTGCCCACCCTTAACCGCTTCGTGGACGCAGTCAATCAGCACATTTACGAGCGTGATGGTCTTAACAGCTTCTCCCTTTGGGAATCTGACAATGGCACACCTCTTGCAGAGGGTGACCTTGTCACGTACACGGGAAATGAACGGCAACGAGGATACGAAAATCTGAGCGGGAAGCGATTTATAGTCAGAATTCGCGGACTTGAGCACCGCTCTGATGGGTACTCCTACACAGACTATCTTCAAGTTCAAGCTGTTGATGAGAACAACAATCCTCTGCCGGGTACTGATGGTAATTTCCGTTGGGTCTCTTCGCACAACCTCAGGTTGGATAGGACATCAGGGAACACTGATGGCTCAGAACGCACAGGGGTGGGTGCGATATCTATGCCACTTCCCGTTCTCACTACTCGCGCTGGTAACCGCTATGCTGGGCAGGGGCGTCTCAACGAAGTCGCTCCATATGTTTCAGAGTATGACCGAGACACTCTAGCTAGCCCCACCGTTGACATTGACGGCATTCAATACCCCGTCCAAGCTTCTCGCCAGAGCTTGCTTGGTCCCGACCTTGCAAATGTCATTGCACGTCCTCGCCAAGTACAACAGGGTGACTTCCTCATGCACTTTGACCCCGAGACTGGCTCTCGCCGTCTGGTTGAAGTTGTTAACACTGAAACACTAGAAAACGGAAATATTCGTCTTACGACCGTTGAGCCTGTTAACCGCACATCTGCCAAGGTTTCCCAGACAGAGTTTGGTCCAGACGAGTTGTCGCTCGACATCTATCGTTACGACCCCAACTTCACTCCTGACGAGGAAACCCTTACCACCGCCCACGTTGGAAGAATCGCTGACGCGGTTCGCGGTGTCAACCTAGATGAGCTCTCTCGCGAGGCGAGAAGTACCATTGCTCGACTTCTTAGTTATGACCTAGATAGCGAAGACCTCACCATCAACGAGTACCGCGAGGCACTCGCAGAACTTCTCAATAGCAGGACTGATGAGGGTCTTATAGGTCAAGTATCTGTTGCTGACGCTCGAAGGGCACTAGATGTTGCCATGAACCGAGGACTTCCAACCCAAGACGCCCGCAATAACATACAAGCTGTCTCGAACGCTGGCACTCAACGTGGGGCACAAATTGGCGCGAACACAGGGCAGACTACCACTCCCACTGGTCCGGTCCCCGTATCTAGTGCTAGTAGACCTCGGAATACTGTTGCGGGCTACGAGAACGGCCCCTATGGACCAGAAGACGGAACTCTAGATGGTATGGATAGAGATGCGTTTGAAGCGCTTTTACGTATGCCCGATGGGGTAGCAAAAACAAAGGCTTTCAATAAACTAGTTAAAACAGTCCTTTTCGCTAAAATCTACGGAACTCAGTTTGCACTTGAATTTGTGCCAAGGAGCCAGTGGCGCAATGGCTTGTCTCTAAACAGGGGAGAGCTGGGTTGGCAGGCCAATATAGTAGACCCAGCGACTGGGCAGAAAGTTGGTTTTGTACATAGAACATACAGATTTGCAGCTAATCCCATAGACCCATCTGGTGACGACGTAATTGATGTCCACCACGACTATGTTTGGTTCACTGATAGTTCTGCTACTGGGACTGGGTTTGCCACTGATTTCTACTACGTTTCAGACAACTTCTACGAGTCTACTGGCGTGGATATAAACACCATAGGAACTGCCAGAGATGGCTCTTATACTTGGGGACTCGCCAACTTCACTTGGAATTCCACAGTCAATATCCACAACATTATGCGTAAGCTCTACGACAAAGCCGATGAATACGAGCCTAGCGACCCAGTCACGGCCACTAAGTTGAGAGACTTGGCCGTCCGTCTCGGTGCCCCTGCGGGAACTGAGAGCCTCACTGGACCAGCTCGGGGGCGAGCTCTTATCGATGCTCAATACAATCTAGACTTGCGGTACGTTCAGACTTCCCCCGACTACCCAGACCCCGTCGACATTTCAAGTCTTCTAGACCCCAATGACGCTCAGAAGAGAGCCGAGCACGAGCGGGCGCAGGCGCTACTACCAGAGGGCCAGAGAACAAGATATAAAACTCTAGGTAGAGAAATTATGGAGGGGACAGGTTGGTCTGGTATTCGGTACCTTAATCCAGCGCTAGACCCGAGGCCAGACAATAGGAAAAACAAAAAGTCCGCTCAGCAAATCGCGATAGAAGAGTCTGCTAAGAAGAAAGACGAGGCCGAAAAGACTGTAGCAGTTGAGAAGCTCAAAAAAGAAACTGAAGATGCTGAAGAGGCTCAAAAGAGCAAGTCTGGTCGGCCTCAAGGGAGGACAATCACCAGTCTTAGCGACGTAACTAACGCCGCACCTGGTGACGTCATTAATGTTACTGAACCGGGATATGAGGCAGTATACGTAAGGCAGGAAGATGGCACGTGGGACGCGATTTTCTACGGAAGTGATTCTAACCCCTTTAGAAGTGCCTACGACGATGACGATTTAGACATTGTTGACGGGTTCAGTGGTGACATTATGTCAGCACAGATTTTTACTACTCCTGAAGCGCAAGAGTATTTCTCCCAGTATGCGGCGGGAACTCTAAAAGTAGATAACCCCACAAGGGAGACTGTAGAGAAAGCTCTAAGAGATGGTGACCTTTTCACGATGGAAGCCATCTACAGAGGAAATTTAACAAACAACGGTAAGTTTGGAAGAGACAATTTTACTCTTAGAGTAAACTCCTCTCGAATCGAAAGCCAAGGCACAGACGACGACGTTTACGAGGTCGGAGGGGATATCCTCAATGAGAATGGTCAAAGGATAGGACCTTTTAGGCGAAAAATACGCATGAGGCCTGACGGTAAACTCGAGATATACCACGGCATACTAAAAATTGAGGATGACAGGTACAAGAGAAGTGGTTTTGGTAAGGACTTTACAAAACAGAGTGAAGCCTTGTATAAGCAAATGGGCGTCGATTTAATTAGATTACACTCAGCGTGGGATGGAAGTTACTTCTGGGCTATGCAAGACTACGAGTGGGACTTGGAACATGATAATGGTAGCAAATACTCTATTTTGAGTGGGGTCCCTGGTGCGCTCCAAGAAGAACTAGACCGTGCAAGAACTAGTGACCCACCGAGACCTAAAGATGTCGCGAAGCTTGAAGCCTTGATAGATAGGATGGCTGGCTTGGATATCGACGACCCTAACTTCCCTTCTCCCCGAGAAATTGCTATGCTGAAGAGTCAGGACCCATCTCTCAATGACGACGGAAATGGTGGAGACGGTGCCTGGATGCAAAAAATTCTGAAGAACACTGGGTGGCATGGAAGAAAAGAGCTTAGCTAAATGAAAAAAACAATAATGCAGTCAACGGTTAAGTTTAATGGCATTTACGGGGTTGAAGTCGGAGACTACGCCATTATTACCGAATACGGCTTTGTGGTTCAAAAACCAATTCCTGAGACATCGTACCTAGAGCTAGACCAGACAGATGGAAAAGTTGAAGTTAATGAGGAGCTTCTAGCTGAGGCTGACAGAATAAATAATCTGGGGGTTCTTATAGATGCGGGGGGAAACGACGAAGACAGCAACCCAACTTGGCTTCTCGATGAGTTGGAGGGTCCCGCAGGGGCAGATGTCCCCCCCTCAAATGTTAAAGTTATTAATGCAAATATGAGTTTAGATGGGAAACTCGGATGGGAGTATTTCCCCGGATACTATCTTCTCGAAGGCGGATTAAGCTACTCCCCGTACTCTAGGCCGCCAATTCAAGAGGATAAAATTGAGCCTGCAGAAGGGGAATTCACCGTAGATTATGAGCGCTACGTTGATGCGACCCGTGACGCTGAGAAGCTTGGGTTTATAGCTGAGGCAGAGAGACTTGGGATTGAGGGTTACATTGATTGAGGACGCCAAGAAGATACTTTATGCAGGCATAGGAGTTCTTGAAAGAGTAGATGAGCCTACAGAGCCTCTTGCCATTACTTACGCTGTTGAGAAAGAAAATGGCGATATTGAAGTTGAATACGTTGATGGTTCTCGGGAGTCATTTACCCCAAAACAAGGTAGTATAGTATCGTATACTTACGGAGTTGTACTTTTCACCGCAGAAGATGGTGAGGAGTATGTACTTCGACAAGTTTCAGACCTAGACGGTGAGTGGATTTCAGAAATAAAAATTTCACTTCCTGTTATCGCGTTGCAATATTTGCTATTAAAACCTGAGGAGACAGTAGAGATGGCGTACCTCGCTGATGAGTTAGAAAAACTTATTGCTCTTAAATCCCCAGACAATGACAGCATTATCTCAATGATGTACCTCAACAGGTACGGAGCATTTGTTCGAGTCAACGAAAACTGGGTTTCTATTGCTCCCATTGATTCCAGTCTTGATGGGACAGTTCCTTACAACGTTAATGCTGACACCGCTCAAGAGTTTGTTGACATGTATGACAATGACAGTGGGCTAAAATACTCACAAGTAAAAGATTATCTCACACCACCTAGTTAGGTAGTCACCCGTGACAGAATTTATCGGCTCTTCTGGGCCACTAATGCTATACACGCAGGGCGCGTGGGGTGTTGTTGTTGACTCAGAAGTTGGTTTGGTTGTTGCCTCTGGCGCTTCTGGCCTTCTCACGACTTCTCGGAGATGGACAACCCAAGATGTTAAGCCAACTGGGGAAACTGATGAGATTGCCGAGGCTAGCCTATCTGGGCTTGTTGCCTCTGGTAAAGGCTCGAGTAGTAAGTACACTATCCCCAAGTCAGTACAGGCCGAGGCGAAGAAAGCTCTTGAGTGGCGCAAGAAGGAGGGTAGGGGAGGAACCGATGTTGGTCTCAATACTGCTCGGACTCTTGCTAAAGGTGGTCAAATTGGAATTGAAAAGATTCGCCACATCGCCAAGTACTTTCCTCGTCACGAGGTAGATAAAAGAGGTCGTGGTTACCGCCCTGGCGATGATGGGTTCCCTAGTAATGGTCGTATTGCGTGGGCTTTGTGGGGTGGTGACACTGGCTGGCGTTGGGCTAGGACTATCGTCGAACGCGAAGAGAAGAAGGCTCTAAACGCCTCAGGATACGACCTGAAGAATTTCCCCACCACAGCTGTCGATGCTGATGAATTCACATACGACGACTCTCCAGACTACATGTCAGAGTTCCTCGCACGGATGCGCCTCGACGGTTCGGGTATGGACCGTCTATACCGAGTTGACTCGGAGAACAACTGTTTTGTGTGGGATGACGGCCAATGGGACGACCTCGGTATTTCTGGTGGAAACGTCTGGGACTACGACGAAGAACTCGACCAAGGCGTCCAAGATTCCGTAGAAAAGACTCACTTTGTCATTGACCCAGAGTCCGCAATTATTGTCGCTGCTCGCCTATATGTGAACCCCAGCACTCCCGTTACCGTTGAGGACATCGACGAATACGAAGCCAAGCTAGCCGTCGCAGCCATCGAGGACGAAGACTGGGACTTCATTGACCGTACTCTACTTTCCGATGGCTCTTTCCAGTCTCAGGAAGAGGAAGACGGAGACTACACCCCCGAAGAGCGTGCAGAAAATGCTTCCAAGCAAGTTCGTAATAAAGAGGGAAAATTTGCAAAAACGGGTTCTCGGGTTGTGGTGGGTAATGACCCCGCAAGGGGTTCTGGGGTTATCAAAAGAATTGAACCAGAGACTCAGAGTGTTGTTGTTGAGCTCGATGGTGGTAGAGAGATTACGGTCCCCGCAAAAACAGTGGAAGACGCCAAAAACTACCCTGCTCAGACACAAGAGGTTGCTCCCGCAGAGAAGAAAACTGTAGACACTTCTGGAATTCTCGGTGAAAGACGTTCCGCAGTAAAGAAGTCCAAGGCCAAACTATCTAAAGACATCCCTACAATTGAGCCTAAAGAACTCAGAAACATTATCTCCAACTATCCTGCTTGGGTTAAGGAGCAGAGAGATAACAAGATTGTAGATGAAAAGAGTCCTGCTACTAGGCCTAGCCCCTATGAGCACCCCCTTCTTCAGAACTGGCTAAGGAAGAGAAGTGGCTCAGATAAATATCCAATGAGCTCTTGGTCTAATCCAATTACAGCTGCTGCGGACGAGAAGCTTGTTAGTCCAGACACTAGTGATGTTCAACCTGTTTATATGGCCGTTGTGGATGCAGACGACCCGAGGGCAGTGTTGGATTTGATTAGTCTTGTACCAGCAAGCACCGTGTCCAATTCTCCGATGGTCTACACCCGTGAGCAGGGTAAGTGGGTTCGTGACCCTAAAACTCTTACTGACCTCAATTCTCCTACTCCTCCCCCCGTTGTGCCACTTGACTCGGAGGAAACTCTTAATGATGTTCTGAAGCAGGTTGACTTTGCCCAAGGCGTGACAGCCTCTATCGCACTCACTGTTTTGTATGGAAACGAGCCGATTGTTTCTTCCATCAAGGAAAACATCTCGAAAGCTCTCCGCAAGTACTGGATTGCTGGTGCTGGGGCCAAGAAGATTCAGTGGGGTGTTGGTGGCGACTGGTACCGATGTGTCCGTCAGCTTGCCCCTTTCATGGGGGTCAGAGCAAAGAGCTATTGCCAGATGCTCCACAAGACCGCTTTGGGCTACTACACCTCGACACATGCTCGCATGGAGAGGGCCAAGCTTGGGCAATTCGAGTTGGAAGAAGAAGAGCTTGCCGTTGAATTTACCGAAGTTACTCAATCCGACATGCACACCCCCCTCGAAAAGATTCTTTCTCAGAAGGGGGAGGACGAAGACTTTGACATTGATGAGGACATCAAGATTCTTCTGTCCGATGTTGAGGCTTTAGATTACGAGGATTACGCCCTAATCGCAGCTGGGGGTGCTGACCGCAACCGTGGTGGAGCTGAGAACCTTCGTCGCTACTGGACTATCGGTAAGGGTGGTCTCAAGATTCGTTGGGGTACACCTGGTGACTGGACTCGATGCGCTCGTCAACTCCGCAAATACATGGGCGCCCGTGCACAGGGCTATTGTGCCCTCCGTCACAAAGAAATGAACGGGTTCTGGCCTGGGGATAAGAAAAACAGGCGGAAGTTTTCTTTTGATGACACTTATATTCTTAAAGATGAAGAGCAACTAATCTCAGACTCTTTCTTCTCTGCACTATCTGACATGAGTCTCGAAGAGATTATTTTGGCTTCTGTTCACCATGAGACTGGAGACTTGGGCTACTCCCCTGAGGGAGAAGAAGAAGTGTTCATTACCGAGGATGGAGAGACATGTCCTCCATCTACTCAAGATATTCAACTTAATCTCGCCAATCGACAAAATGCAATTGACAATGTTGGTTACGGCCCACTAAACCCAGCTCAAGCAAATGACGTCTTCTGGCAAGACAAAGCTGAACGGTGGAACACCACTGTTAGAGAAGCAAAATCAGCACGGTGTGGGAATTGCGTCTTCTTCATTCGTACCCCAGACATGCTCAACTGCATTGAAAAGGGAATCGGTCTTGACCAAGAGGCAGAAGGCTCCGTAGAGGCTGGGGAGCTCGGCTATTGCAACGCTCTTGACTTTAAGTGCGCCTCTGAGCGAACCTGTAACGCTTGGGCATCTGGTGGCCCAGTTACTGCTGGTGGAGACTACAAAGTTGGAGACGACGTAAACGTTGATGTCGAAGAGTTCTTCGCAAGGCCGATGTACGAACTCCCTGAGGGACTAAAAGAGTATGTCGAAGAGGTAGAGCAAAGTGACGAGTATGAAATTATGCTTGACGACCTTGTTCCTACTCAACGTACCGTAAACATGGCTCGCGTTAAAGACGCTATGGACTCCGACAAGCCAATCCAAGTTTGGGTTAATGAAGACGGTGAGCCTGAAATTGTGAATGGCCACCACCGCTCTGTGGCAAAAAGAATGAGTGGCGAAGACACTATTATGGCTAAAGTTTACGACTTTAGGGGGTTTGTTGCTACTGCTGGCTCAAAGCCTGCTCCCAAGAAAGAGCGAATTAAGGGCTCAAAGCGAAACAAGTCAGGGTCTGGAAAAACTGGTGCTGGAGTAACTTTCACTCAGAAGATTGAAGATGCTCTGGCAACCAAAGCTACCAAGCACAATGAAACTGCCAAGCAGGGTAGAAAAACCAACATCAGAACTTTGAAGGCTGTCTACCGTAGAGGGGCAGGAGCATTTTCAACTTCGCACCGCCCCGACCAGAACCGCAACAGCTGGGCCATGGCTCGAGTAAACGCATTCTTGCACCTACTTAAGACTGGTACCCCCAAGAACAGTAAGTACATTACTGACAATGACCTTCTTCCCGCTAGCCACCCAAAATCCACAAAAAGCGCGTCAAGTGCTTTAGTTTCTGCTGGCTATAGCGGTCAGGATGGGGCATCCTTCAGTATTCCTCTTGTCATTCCTGAAGAAGTCGAGTCTGGAGATGGCAGAAAGTTTAATAAGGGTGCTATTGAAATAAGGGAGCTTCCACTTCCACTCTTGTGGCAGATTGAAACTGGCAATGGCCACGATGGTTCTGTTGTTGTTGGTCGGATTGACCGCATGGAACAAACCGAAGAAGGTATTGGAAACGCCTACGGTGTCTTTGATTCTGGGGTGTACGGGAGTGAAGCTGAGCGTCTAGTTCGCGAGGGCTTCCTCCGTGGTGTTTCTGCTGATATGGACAAGTTTGAAGCAACAGAAGAAGTTGTCACTGAAGCAAGTGACGACGATGATAACAAGAAAATCAAAAAAGAAAAAATTATTATTAAGTCGGCTCGTGTAATGGCCGTTACAATAGTACCTAAGCCCGCTTTTCAAGAGTGCAAAATTTTCCTTGAAGAACCCAAGGACCAACCCCAGGAGGATAACATGATTCCCGACGGAATCTATATTGAAGACATTGAGCCCGCTGAGGCAGAGGCAGTTGTTGCTTCTGGCCTTATTGCTGGGTCCATCCCCGTTGCACCACCCAAGTCGTGGTTTACTAACCCACAGCTTAAGCAACCGACACCCCTTACCGTCACCGACGAGGGCCGTGTCTATGGACACATTGCAGCGTGGGATGTTGACCACATTGGTATGGTTTCAGGCACTCGCCCCCCACGTAGCCGTAGTAACTATTCCTACTTTCACACAGGGGTCCTCCGCACTGAAGAGGGTGTTGATGTTCCTGTTGGTCAGATTACTCTTGCTGGTGGACACGCTGACATTCGCGCAAGCGCATCCGAGGCCGTCAAGCACTACGACGACACCGCAAGCGCAGCAATTGATGTTCACGCTGGTGAGGACGCTTACGGTATTTGGGTAGCTGGTTCGCTCCGCCCAGGTGTCACCCCCGAGCAGGTTCGTGCCCTCCGCGCATCTGCTCCGTCTGGTGACTGGCGTCCAATTCGTGGCAACCTCGAGCTTGTTGCAGTGTGTCAGGTTAATGTTCCTGGGTTCCCCATTGCTCGCGCAATGGTTGCCTCTGGACAGGTTACAGCGCTGATTGCGGCTGGTGCCTCGGTTCTGGCTAAGATGCGACACAACCCCATGCAGGAGCTCAATGAGCGTCTATCTAAGCTCGAGCAGAAGGAGAAGGCTGGCCTTATCGCAGCAGCACAGGAAGCTCGCGCTAAGTTCCAAGCTCTTCGCCCATCACAGGAAGAGCCTGTTGTTGCAGATGCCTTCTATCAGGAAGTTCAGCCAAGTCTTGTCCCGATGCTAGAGAAGACTCTGGCTGATGTCGTATCCTTTACGTTTATCGCTCAGGGGTACCACTGGAACGTCAAGGGCAAGAACTTCCCTCAGTATCACGAGTTTTTCGGAGAAATTTACGAAGAGGTTCAGGGCTCGATTGACCCCCTCGCTGAGAACATTCTTAAGCTCGGTTACGACGCTCCCATGGGCATCCTGGCTTACGCCGAGATGAGTGAGCTTTCTGCTTCTGGCACAAAGGACTCTTCCTGTGAAGCAATGGCTTATGACCTGTACTTTGCTAACAACAAAGTCTTGGACGACTATAAAGAAGCTTTCGCAACAGCAGATTCCATGAACGAACAGGGCGTTGCTGATTTCCTTGCGGGACGCATTGACATGCACCAGAAATGGGCGTGGCAGTTGAAGGCTTCTTCAATGCCCGAGAAGATGCGCAAAGAGAGCTACGAGGACGCTCTCGAGCCGATGGACATGATGCGTGAATACGTTGATGAGGTCCCCGAGGTTGCCATGATTTCTAGTGGAGCCGAGCACAACTTTGAAGCTTTTAGCGCCCTTACTGAACTGGCTAAGTTCACTAAGGAGGAGCGCGAAGAGCTTGCCAAAGAGGGCAAGGCTATGCCAGACGGTTCCTACCCCATCAGGAATGAAGAAGACCTGAAGAATGCAGTGTCAACTTATGGACTTGGTAAGTCTGCAAAGAAGGACATTAAAGCTCACATTATTAAGCGTGCCAAGGAGCTCAACAAAGAAGACCTCATCCCTGAGAATTGGATGGGCAAGAAGGACTTCTCCGTTGAGGACATGCGCAACCGTATTGCCGAGCTTAGTGCCAATATGGAGAAGTAGTGCCTGATAACCTCAAAGAGTTTATTGCTTCTGAAGACCTGCGCAAGCTGGTCGAAAAAGTCGACCCATCCATCAAAGATGAGGCTGAAAAAGAGGCAGATAAGCTTGAGAAAGAGGCAGAAGAGCTAGAGAAGATTGATGGTCAAGCTCCCTCAGTTGACACTAAAGAACAAGAATACGACAAAGAAGGTCGTAGGCGCTACACCGCCAAAACTCAGCCACGTGACGCACAAGGCAAATTTAGATTAGTTCTTGCAAGAATTAAACAGAATCTTGGGACATCTGGAAACCAAGGTGTTCTAGAAAAAATTGAACAGGCTGAAAATCTTGACAATGCTGGTGACTACGCTGGCGCTGTGGAGGCGTCTTCTGACCTCATTAGCACAGTGGACCGCCTCGACTCTGGGGCTCTTAATGCAAAGTCTGTGGAAAATGTTCGACTCGCCACATCAGATTTGGGCAAGGTAATTTCTAACTTACCTCTTCCTTTTGATAATCAAGCTCAAAAGGTTCGGTATAGCGATTTACCCGCTGCTCTAAAGACTCTCACCAAGAAATTAATTTCTCGTGTTGAGGAAAAAATCGGAGCGGAAGACGCCGAGATTGCAACAAAAGAACTACGCGACTTTATGTCAGGAGCTGACTTCTATAGTCAAGCAGAGGTTTCTGCACAATTAAATAGAATGCTCAGATTACTAACTTAAATTTAGTGTAGTATATAATCATAAACTAGCGGGTGTAGTGCCTAAACATTTTTGTGTATTAGTCCCTATGCCTCAGACTATTCGAACGCATGTGAGTACCATTACTCACATGTATAACTGGCCCAAAGGAGAGGTACAGTGGACCAAATCAAATCGCAGCTAGACAGGCTTGCAGACCTCGATGACGAACTAGTCACCGAGCTCGAGTCAAGTATCGTCACTGAGTTTGAATCGGTCGAAGCAGGTGAAACTACTCCCGAGTCAGTTGATGCCATGACAGCTCTCGCTGAAATGCTCGAAACCGTTCGTGCGGAAACTCAACGCCGTGTTGCACAAGCTGAAGAGCTTACTGCCCGCGCTGCTGAGGCCGCTGCCCGAGTTAAGGGTGACGGAATCGAAGAAGCAGAAGTTGCTCCCATGGAAGAAGAGGAACCTGTCTCTACCGAAGAGGACGAGATGCCAGCTGAGGAGACTCCAGAAGAAATGATGGAAGACCCTGAGATGGAAGAGGAAACTCCTACCATGGAGGAAGAAGAGGACGAGGATAAGGATAAGACTATGTCCAAAGCATCAACAGAGTCGGGTAAAGCTGCAGAATTCACCGCAGAAGCCGATGAGAACGTTGTCGAAGAGGCTGTAGTAGAGGTCGCTGAAACAGAGTCTGAAGCAGGGGTGGCCGAAGAAGCCACTTCCGTTGAAGAGTCTGCCGAGGTCTTTGCAACAGAAGAGACAGAACCTGTTACCGAAGTAGAGGAAATCTCCGCTGAGGAAGCAGTAGAAGCACCCGAGGAAGCAACTGGTGAAGAAGTGTTCTCCACCGAAGAAGTTGTTGCTGAGGAATCCGAAACAGAAACTAGTGAGCCTGAGGCTCAGGAAGAGGCACCCGTGACCGCCGCAGTTGATGGAACTATTGATGTTCCTGCTGACCGCCGCCCAGTTGTATCCGTGGCGTCCGCTCCAGTAGCAATTACTGCTGGCGCTGACATCCCTGGACACTCGGCTGGTAGCACCCTTGCAGATATGCGCGAAGTTGCGGAGGCAATGGAGAAGCGTCTCCACAGCCTTCGTCGCGTAAATGGTGGAGATGGAGAGCAGCACATTGTTGCATCTATCACCACTGAGTACCCCGAGGAACGTACTCTCGGTACTGACCCCGAAGAGAACCGCGCCAAGATTGAAAGATTAGTAGGAGCTGAGGCACTTGTTGCTTCGGGTGGTTTCGCCACCCCGCTTGAGGTCCGCTATGACGTTTTCGGTCTCGGTACAGCAGTCCGCCCCGTGCGTGACTCTCTTCCCCGTTTCCAGGCAGACCGTGGTGGCGTTCGCTACGTGACTCCGCCTGTATTGTCCAGCTATGCAGACGCCGTTGGTGTTTGGACAGCTTCTAACGATGCAGCAGAGACACCCGACCCCGCAACCAAGACCAGCCTGACCGTCACAGCTGCTGCTGAGCTGACAGCCGTCACTGACGCTGTTACTCTGCAGATGCAGTTTGGTAACCTGTTTACTCGCGCATACCCTGAACTGCTTGCTCGCCACAACGAGCTTGGTCTGATTCAGCACGCACGTGAGGCAGAGCAGAACATCCTATCTCGCATCGGAACTGGTTCAACAGCTGTCACAACCACAAGCCTCATTGGTGTCGGTCGTGACTTCTTGGTCCAGATTAAGCGTGCTGCAGCGGCCTACCGTTCGCGTCACCGCATTGACCCTAGCACCCAGCTTCGCGCCATCATCCCTTCGTGGGTGTACGACGCAATGGCTGCGGACCTCGCTCTGGCAATGCCTGGAGATGGCACCATCTCGGTGAGCAACTCCGAAATCAACGGATACCTAGCGAACTCCAACGTTGCCCTCGTGGCTTCTTTGGACGCAAATGTGTTCGGTTCTCAGGGTACAGCTGCACTCCTTGAGTTCCCCGACTCATTCACTTGGTACCTGTTCGCTGAGGGAACATTCTTGTTCCTCGACGGTGGAACACTCGACCTCGGAATTATCCGTGACTCGGGTCTCGTTGGAACCAACGACTACAAGATGTTCGTTGAGACCTTCGAGGGTGTTGCCAAGGTTGGCGTTGAATCGCTTGCCATCACCTCGACCATCTCGGTCAACGGTGCAGCAGCTGCCCTCCGCGACACCACTGGTGGCGCAACCGCAGCGGCTATCGAGTACTAAAATATGTGGACTCCCGGGGGGCTTCGGCCCCCTGGGTACCCCCATCCACACACAAGACTTAGCTAAGGAATAATCACATGGTCTTTCCAAAGAATGGCGTTGTAACGGCACCCAAGATTGTGCCTTCCGCATTTGGACTTTTGACTGTTGCCAAGCCCGAGAACTCTGCCGATGAGGACAGATGGATTCGTGGATTTGCCCAAGAGTGGGAGACCACAGTCAACTACCTGACCAACTGGGACGACACAGACACAACGTCAGATGCAATTGTCAACAATGCAACAGTTAACTACTACGACGACATCAAGCCTTTCTTCATTGAAGTTGAAGAAAACATTTCTACTTTAGGTCTAATCGGGCTGGACAGATTCGCCCGTCTTACTCGTCAAATTGAGGGTGTTTCTCAGAAAGCTATGGAAACTGAGCTTTGGGATGGGACCATCCGCAAAGGCGAAAGCCACAATAATCTCGCACTTTCTTCTGCGGGAGCAACAGTTCTTAATGGTGGAACAGCACTTAATGCACGTCGCGCACTTGCCCTTCTTGAGTTTCAGATGGGAACTGTGTCCCACGCGGGGGAGCAGGGAGTAATCCACATGACTCGCGACGTTTTTGCCCTAATTAGTGCAAATGGTCAAGCTTTCTACCACGAAGAGGGAATGGACCACTTGCAGACTCTTGCGGGAACTCCCGTAATTGTTGGCTCCGGCTACACAGGTGTGGGACCAGATGGCGACGCAAACCTATCTGCCACTGCCACAAACAAATGGATGTATGCCACTGGCACTGTCAAGACTTATCTTGGTGAGGTTGATGTGGTAAACGATAACTTGGCACAAGCTTATGATGTGTCGGGAAACCAGAATGACATGAAGCTAAAAGCAATTCGCCCAGCGGCGGTTTACTTTGACCCTTCGATACACCTCGCAGTACGAGTAGACCTCACGGTTTAACTGTACAATTGAAATAACCAACAAGCTGAAAAAGGAGAATAGCTAACATGGCTACTCAAGATTATGCCGCAAGCATTCAAGGTGTGTCCATCCGTGTCACGCGCCTGAATGCCGACGGGACACTCGCTAATGGCGCTGGGGATAGCTACACTACCTCGGCTTTTATGCGCATGTCTTTCACCCCAGAGTACGAAGAAGGCGATGAAATTACAGAGAAGTCGGCCAACGGCTCCATCTGTGTTTCTTACAAAGCCCCTGACACACTCAAGCGCATCACGATGGAACTTGCCATCTGTGAGCCCGACCCCGAGCTGACAAACCTCATTTCTGGTGGTCTCTTGCTTCGCAAGAACCTCGGAACTTTTGGTACACCCAACCGCAAGAGCATTGGTTGGTCGTCACCAAACGTTGGAGATGACCCCTCTGGTAACGGTGTTGCCATTGAATGTTGGTCCTTCGCGGTTAAGGACGGACGTCGTGCTTCGACTCTTCCGTACTTCCACTGGGTCTTCCCCTACGCCAAGCTTCGCCAGAGTGGTGACCGAGTTATCGAAAACGGTATGCTCGCAAACACCTTCGAAGGCTATGGATTGGGCAACGTTAGTTTCGGCTCCGGCCTTGACGAGCGCTGGGAGTTCCCAACTGCCACGGAGCGTCCATACTCATACGCTCGCGCTTCCTATGCACCGACTGGACGTAATGGATTCTACACTTGGCATGGTGAACTGGACGCTACCATCACAGACCTAGCTGTCGCATCTAACGTTGCTACCGTTACCACATCCGCAGCACACACTTTTGCTGTTGGTGACGAGGTCATAATTGATTCTCTTGAGGATTCGGGAAATGTCGTTTACGATGGCACCTACACAATCACTGTTGTACCATCAACTACCACCTTCAGGTTCGCGTTTACGGGTGACAACCTAACTGAAGAGGCAGCCACGGGAACAGCTACTGTTCTCGCCGGTAGTCGTGAGGTGACCACCCTGCCAGACGTCAACACTGAGTCTGACGGAGATAACGTACCTGGTGCTGTTGACTTCAACGCCGACGAGCCGATTGACTTTGTCTTGAACTCGTCTGAGGACCCCGCGTCCTAACAAGTACCAACGATTAAGCGGGTGGTATGCGTAATGTGTACCACCCGCTTACCGTAAGGAGGGCAAAATGACTAACTTGTGGCTCACAACCCAGGAGCTCGGCGCAGACTGGGAAGATTCGCCCTACGCAGAAGAGGCAGTTCGTAGTGCCTCATATATTCTGTGGGCTCTTTCTGGTCGCAAATACACAGGGCTCACAACAGTAACTGAGCGGTACGTTCGCTTTGTGCCCCTCATCAATACTCGTATGCTCCAGCAGGAAGCGATTCTCAACTCTCGCGTAAACCGCGCCCTCCAGCTTGTTGAGCCTTGGGTCTCTCCCGAAACTAGGATTAGACTTCGTGGCCAAGCTGTTCGAGAGATTAAGACAGTGCGTGCCACTAATGGGGACATAATGTCTCCCGATAAGTATTACCTTGTTGACCACTCAACAATACAGTTTGCCGAGGGCGCTCTGATTGTTCCTGCCGACATCGAGATTACTTACACATACGGTTCTGAGCCACCCGTCATGGGTAAAATGGTTGCCAAGAGGCTCGCCACTGAACTTCTAAAGTCGTGGAACGGACACTCCGACTGCGCTCTCCCCGAGCGTGTGACGTCTATCACTAGGCAGGGAGTCTCCTATACTCTGCTAGATAGCCAAGACTTTCTTGAGGAAATGCGTCTTGGTATTTATGAAATTGATTTGTTCCTGAAGACAGTTAACCCCAACAAGGCTCAGAAGCGCTCTAAAGTGTTTTCCCCCGACATCTCTCGTGCTCGCAGATACACACCAAAACCTATTAAGCTTGCAGTAGACGCAGATTTTGACATTTCTGTACCCAAGCTAGGGATTGGAACCAAGAGTTTTACCCTAGAAGATGTCAACGCAGAGTTTCTCGAGTCTGAGGCTGGTTGGACACTCCAACTAGTTCTCAAGAGTTGGGGCGCTGACAGACAGAAGACTTTAACCGATGAAGAGTATATAAGTTTAGAAGACGGAGAAATAACCGTATCTATCTCATATTACGATGCATACTCCGCCATTCAGTACACCGACCCAGGGACTTGGGACCTCTACGGTGAGAAAGATGGGGAGCTTACTCCTATTGCATCTGGTAACTTGTCTATAAATCTAAATTAGACCGGAGAGACAAACAATGTCAGTTATCAACATTAGCAATCTAGATTTAGACCCAACGGCCTTAAATCTTAGGGACCTGCTCGAGGGAGTTCTGAATAGAGTTGTAAGTATTTACGAGTCATATGGAATGCCACTTCCTACTAGACGCTACTACACCTTTGGACAGCCTGCCGTCGACTGTGAACAAGTTGTTGTCTCGTTTGCTCAAATGTATTTAGGCCCCCCAGGGGATGAAGCATCTCTCCCCCAAAGATGCAACATGCCAAGAACAGTAGTTATGAACATCTTTGTCTCTCGGGCTATCCCTGTAGTGGGCGCTAATGGTAAGGCCCCAGATGGAGATAAAATTGAAAAGGCAGCTGAAGTATCTGCTGTCGATGCTTGGATTCTTATGAACTCTCTCTATCTACTTGACCAGTGGGAGGAAGACGGTCCTTTTGGGCTGGGGGTTATTGCAACAGTAGATGTGGATGAGCCCCAAGGCGGGTTCCAAACAGTCAACATGCAAATAACCATGGCGGTCCCCTAATGGTTTATGGAATTAGAGACAGCTGGGTCCTTTGGGGGGCAAGGAGAATTGCTCGTTCATTAGCTAGAGCGGGAACGGTGGCTGCTTCTGGTTTTGGGGGTACTGACGGAGTTAGATATACCTGGCGTGTGGGTAATGTAAAAATATATGACGCCAAATTAAAAACTATGTTGAAGGGGCCTAGAGGCGATGTAGCAAGATTTATGAGGGGTATTGGACAAGAAATTCAAGTTTTAGCTAAGCAACAAGTAAAAATTAGAACCGGAAAGCTGAGAAGCTCCATCAGAGTAACCCAAAGAACGTGGAGAACTGAGCGAGCAGTGGAAGTTGGTTCTAAGATGAAATATGCATATATGCATCACGAGGGCACTAGACCGCACTTAATTGTTCCCGTTAGAGCCACTCATTTAAAGTTCCGCTCAGGTGCCCGAATTGTTTTTGCTAAATCTGTCCTACACCCTGGGACTAGGGCTAACCCATATCTCAGGAGAGCAATGCGCCTAGTTATGATGTCTTCCACTTACAACGCTCGAATTGGGGCTTAGAGTTTTGTTTCTCAGGTATACTGAGTATTAGGCTGAATGCCAAAATGACAATTTAAGTTAACGAAAAAAGGAAAAATATAATGAGTGAAAAAGCTAGGTTCAAAGACTTTGGAGCTGGAGTAGCAAAAGAGGCTAGTCCGCTTTCATTTAAAATTCATTCTGAGGAGTTTCATTGTGTTCCCAGAATTCAGGGTCAAGTTCTTCTTGATTTGATTGCCAGCACTGGCGACAATAGTGCTCAAAATTCTGCTGGAGTTATGAATATGTTCTTTAAGAATGTTCTTCAGGATGAGAGTTACACACGATTTGACGCTCTCACCCGCGACAAAAACCGCATCGTGGAAGTTGAGACTCTTGCTGAGATTGTTTCTTGGCTTATGGAAGAGTACTCTGACCGCCCCCCGACGCAGCCAGAGGATTAATAGGTTGGGCTATAGCCCTCTGGCCCTACATAAATGGAAAAGCCCTAACACAACACCTTAGTTTGAAAGAAATGGAGGCATCAGAGATGCTTGATGTTATTCATTTTTATCTTGAGGATGATTTTGCGGGCAACTCTCAAGAGTCAATACAAATTAGAAGCATGTCTCGAGAAAACCTATATCAAGAGCTATATGGAGTGACATACCAGTTCCCCGTAAAAAATAGTGAATCCCGAAAAGGAAAATCCTTTGACGTCGAAATGTTACCGTTCGACAACGAAGATGGACCAGAGGAAGAGATAAAGCCGTTTGACCCCAAACAAAAGGCGAAGCCCTATGTTGCTCCGACACTTGTTTCCGCTTCTGAGCCACTTCCCTTCGGGAACATACTAGATGCACCACTGAAATAGGTAGATAATGGCAGTCGTTGGCGAAGCCCACATCATTGTTAGAGCTATTACTACTTCCGTTGAGAAGGATATTCGTAAAGGGTTTAGCGGTATATCTGGTGCTGGTGGTGAGGCTGGAGACAATTTAGGTAAGTCTTTTAGAAAAGCTCTCGATAAGCAGATGAGTGCTAGCGGACCAGGGAAGCTTGCAGACGCACTTAGAGGACTTGTCCCTGAGGCTGAAAGAGTATATCTACAGTTTAGGCGACTTACTCGTATTGGCTATGCTGCCCAAGCTGGGTTTGGTGCCATTGTCGGTTCAATTGGCTCCATTGTAGGCGGGCTAGGTGCTTTAATTGGTGTTGCTGGGGCTGCCGCATCCTCGCTTATTGCGGTGGCCAGCGCTGGTGCAAGTATTGGAACAGCATTTGGGGTTGCTAAATTTGCTTTTGGCGGTATTGGAGAAGCAATGCAAGAAGCCAGGGGTGGTGGTGGTGGAGGTGGACAGGACAACACTGCAGCTATAGAGGCTGCGCAACGTAAGTTGGCAGAAGTTATTGCAAAAAATAGCGACAAACTAGTTGACGCAAACAACAAGGTGACAGTAGCGCAGGAAAAACTTAATCGAGCTCTAAGGGAGGGTAGGGAGGAACTTCAGCAAATATCCTTCTCTGCCGAGCAAGCTGCTCTCGATGAGAAAGAGGCAGCTATTGAACTGGAGAAAGCCAGAGAGACACTCCAAGGTGTGCAAGACCTACCACCAAATTCTAGGGCTCGAAGAGAGGCGCTTCTTGCATATGAGCAAGCCGAACTAAATCTCAGATTGGCTCAAGACGCTGCCTCGGACTTGGCTACTGAAGAGCAGAGACTATCTCGATTAGGTGTCGAAGGCACGGAAGATGTTATTGATGCTAGGCGGGAGCTAGCCGAAGCAGAAGAAGACAGAATCAGAGTTATCAGAGACAATGCTTTTGACTTAGCAGATGCTGAAGCTGACCTTGAGGAAGCCCTACGAAAAACTTCTGCAGCACTTGGAGCAGCTACCCGAGCCTATGACAAGTTGACTGCCAGTCAAAAAGTTTTTGTTGGATTCCTGAAACAGATTAAACCCCTCTTTGCTGGGCTACGAGAAGATGTTGCTGGGGGGTTCCTTCCAGTTCTTCAGACACAGATACAGAGGTTTATTGACGCTGGGCTCGTAGGAGTTCTTAGTGCGGGGTTTACTGAAATTGGTGTTGCCCTTGGCGAGACTAGTGAGCTATTTACAAGCGCGTTCTTGAATTCTCGGGGGCTAGATAATCTTTCTAGCTTCTTCACTACTACAGCTCGAGTAGTTCCTTCTATGGGTAGGGCACTAGGTCTTAGTTTTGGGAGCTTCCTAGAAGTACTAAAGGCTGCCGAGCCAATCACTATAAGATTTGTAGAGTTTATTGAGGGCAAGGCAGAGACTCTCCAAAATTTTCTAAGTGTTAAAGGCGCAAGTGGAGAACTTGAAGCATTCTTTACTAGAGCTGGGGATTTGGGTGCCCGCTTTGGAGACGTATTTGGGAACATATTTGGGTTCTTAGGCGATATTATTATGGCCAACTTTGGACCTGGTAGTGGCGGAGACATGGTCCTATCGTGGCTTCAAAAAGTCACACAGGGATTTAATGATATTGACCCAACCTTCTTGGAGAGCTACTTTAAGGGTGCATCAGAAAATGCAATTGCTCTCCTAGACTCATTTGGAATTTTGTTCGAGCTCCTTATTAGAGCTGGTGATGACCCTGGGGTCAAGGGATTTTATGACAATCTAAACCAAGGTGCTTCAGCACTAGCAATAATTATTAGGGAGTCTGTGGCAGCTGCTCCATCTTTAGGAAGATTTTTGGCCCTAGCGACCGAAATTATTGCTATATTTGCCGACTCTGGGTCTGTCAAGGCATTTTTTGACACACTAAATATAGGTCTTGGGGCACTTCTCAACTTCCTAGAAGCGATAAAACCGGCTATTGACTTTGTTGGACCAATTTTTGCTACCATTACCGCTATAACCTTGATGGGCTCTCTTCTACTTACAGTAGGTAAAGTCTTTGCTGGATTCGGCATTACTGCGCTTACTAGTCTGGCAAGAATACCCGCAACTGCCACTCTTGGTATTAACGGCTTAACAGGTTTATCTGGTGCTTCTACGAGGGCAGCTGCTGCTCTTGCAACTGTTGGCCCCGCTGCCACGGTAACCGCAGCGCAGACGACAGCTGCTGCCAAACTTACAGCTGCTGGATGGACTGTTGTGCCTCCCGCCATTGCAAAATCAACAGCTGCTCTTGCAACTGTTGGCCCCGCTGCCACGGTAACCGCAGCGCAGACGACAGCTGCTGCCAAACTTACAGCTGCTGGATGGACTGTTGTGCCTCCCGCCGCGGGGGCAGCAGCTACAGCATCAACAGTTGCTGGAACAGCGATAAAGGCCGCTTTTGGTCCGATTGGTATAGCGATTGGATTAGTAACTGCAGCTTTTGCTTTACTTGCGTACCAATCTGGGAAAACTCAGGAGGCAATTGATAATGCCTCTGTAGCGACAACAAACGCCATGAAGTCTGGGGCTGACGGAACAGAAATCTTTAATAGCGCTCTCGCAGCCGTTGGGGATACTGCCACTAGGGATGTTCTTGCTGGGACCAAGAATCTTGCCGGTAGCATAGATGGTCTAATCTCCAGTCAGGAGAACGCTACCACAGTAATGACACGCTATGGTAGGGCTACTATAGGCCCGAACAAAATCTCAGAGGGATATAAAAATACCCTAGAAGCTGTCGGAAATTCTTTGGGAAACCTTGCTACAACTAATCTTCCCGAAGCTCAACGCAGTTTTAGTAGTCTGGTAAAAGCACAGAAAATCTCCAACGACGGTGCTTTGGAAATGCTTGCCACCAATGACGGTATGAGGCAGTCTTTTATTGACCAAGCAAACCAAATGGGAATTAATATTCTTGGCATCAACGGAATGGTTGATGAGCAACTTCTCCTCAATTTTGCTCTAGGTCAGGGAGAAGTTGCTGTTAGGGCAGCGGCGGATGCGGAGCGCTCAAGGCTGGAGGGCATCCGTAGAGTAAACCAAGGTCTCTCTGAGGCGGCTCAAAGAGCAGTTGGATTTGGTGACGCCACTTCTATTGCGCTAAAGAACGGCGAAGTAAATTTTGAGCAGACAGTCAAAAATCTTAATGACAAAGCATTTGCATCTACTCAGTTCTTTAATAATCTACTTACACTCCAGCAAAAGGGCATAAGCGAATCGGCTATTAATTTCTTGAAAACAGCAGGAGACCAAGGTGTGCTTCTTGCTCAAGATTTGGTGGGTAGGACCTCAGCTGAGCTTTTGAAATTTAATGCTCCATTCAAAACATTGGAATTGCAGTCTGGCCCAACTTTTACTCGAATTAGTGACAGCATAACTAAAGCTTTGAACGGTGGGAAAATTGGTACTGAAACTGCAGCCAGACTGCAGGCTCAACTTTCCAGTGCCACAACCGCAGCAGATATGCAACGAATCGGAGGGCAACTTGCCCGAGAGATAGAGAAGTCTGTAAGTGCAAAAGACCCTTGGAAGAGAACATCCGCGGCAGTCACTGCGGGCGTCGATGGTGCAGCCACGGGTAAGGGCATCGCTGATGCAGTTACGGGAGCACTTGGAAGTGTAAAGACTATGAATGACGCCAAAAATGCTGGAAATGGGATAAGAAATTCACTACAGAGTAGCTTTAGTACGCCAATTAGTGTGACTATACAGGTTAAAACCAAATACCTAAAGGCTACTGGAGGAATTGTTGAAGCAGCAGTTGGAGGTCTTATTCGAGGCCCTGGGACTGGGACCAGTGACAGCATTCCAGCAATGCTTTCTGATGGTGAGTACGTCATTAATGCCAAAGCAACTTCTATGTTTAGACCAATCCTTGACGCAATCAACTATGGAAAGTCAATTCCTGCGTCTCCCCCAACAGGGGCTGTCAATACTAAACAAGGCTCCACTTCTTCCCCTCAAAATATCAACATCACCGTAAACCCATCCGCTGGTATGAACGAACGAGAGCTCGCTAAACTGGTATCTAGAGAGATTGCATACTCAATGCGTAAGGGGGCCATGTCGTGACTAGAGTAAATTTAGCTTTCAACCCCTCCTTCCGTCTGGGTACTAGTGGCTGGGAACCTATTGGTGACGCAACAATTGCAGAGTCAACTGCATATGGTTTCTTTGGGACGCGCTCTCTAGCAGTCACTCGCTCTTCAACTGTTGGTACGGGTGTAAGAAACTCCACTCCTTATCGAGTGCAAGCAGGGTTGCCCTATAGCGCGTCTATCTATGTCTTTATCCCAGTTATTGTCCCAGCCATTGAGTCTGCTCCTCTCCAGCTCACCATTACATGGCTTGATATAACTGGAACAGAAGTCGGACAAAACTCTTCCGTAGTTGTGACAAAAACTCCCAGCGCCTCGTGGAGCAGACTGACACTTTCCGTTGCGCAGGCCCCCGTTGGCGCTTATTCTGCCTATGTCTCTCTGGCGCAGGTTATCTCTGGCTCCTCAGGGAAGCTTTTCTACATAGACGCAGTTTTGTTTGAGCAGTCTGACTTTGTTGGTGAGTATGTTGACAATCTCACTCAAACTGAAGAAAACACTTATGTTAATAACTCACTGACTCAAGTTCCAATTCCAAAAATTACTGGTATGGAGCTCAATGGTGACATTAGCTTGGGAAGTCTTATCCTCAATACTATTGACGAGGACGGTGTTGTGTGGGTCTGCACCAACATCACGGGATGGTGGGAACAGCCAAACGCTGAAATGCCCGATATCACTAGAGGAACAGAAGACGGCTCTTATCAAGTAAATGGTCGCTATACGGCAAGATTTATCACTTTAGAAGGAGTGTTCCTCCCCCAAAACAAAACTCAAATTGCTACGGCACGTGACAAGCTGACGGCAGCTAGCAATCTTGTCCGTCGCGGGGAGTGGCTACGTGCTAACGAGGGGCCAACTCGGGCAGCCTTTGTTCGTTTGACTGGTCAGCCCAGAATGGAAACAGTTAATCCTCGTGGGCGCACTGAATTTTCTATAGGTCTTGTTGCTCCAGACCCAATTAAATATCAGTGGAATGATAACGACTCAGAAAATGGTCTGTTTCAAGCCACGTCGCCCGCTGGGTCTCCCTTGGTAATATACAACAGTGGGACAGCAGAAGTTAAATGCGTTTTGGCAGTACGTGGGCCTCTTGGGGCCGAATCAACTATTGAGAATGCAAGCAATGGAAACATTTTAACACTCTCTGAGCCTCTACGTGGACGTGGGCCAATAGGAAAAATAACTCAGATTCAAAGATTTCAGGGTGTTGCCACAGCCACCACAGAAAAAGCTCACAGCCTAGTTGTGGGAGATAAAATTGAGGTCTTCAACGCCCCCACTCAATTTAACTCAAGTCAAGGAACACCATTTTTTACTGTTTTGAGTTCTACAACCGAAGAGCCGTATCAATTTAGCTATAGCCTACCTGGAGGAGACATCTCTGAAGTTAATGTGTCAGGTACAGTAGCTCTGGTAAGCGAAGATGTCATAGAAATAGACACTTATGACCAGTCGGTTAGTTTTAATGACGACACCGTCGGGGAGAGATTCAGACTATCCCCTTTGGTTGACTGGATTGCTCTCATCCCAGGAAACAACACTCTAGTTGTTACTGAAGACCATGACCCATTTAAGGTTGAATCTAAGTCTTACGCTCGTAAGGTTCTCGGTGTTGCTAGTGGTGCTAACACTGGTGCTACCGTACCCGTGGACGACGCCACCCTATTTGAAGTTGGTATGGTTGTTGACACTCAGACTGGCGCTACTGTTGACAACACTGGACTGGTTGTTGCGTCTAGGAGCCTCACTGTTGGTGCCAACACGGTTACCTTTACCACTACCCCATCCACACCCACTGCTGATGGTGACACCCTTCTTCATGTTGGTAATGGTGTCGCCACTCTTACTTTGGATAGGGCCCACTTTATTAGGATTGATGGTGAGAAAACCATCGACGTTTTTCTGCCAGAAACAGCCGAGGTTGTGGCTAAAGAGATTGACGAGGAAGTTGCTACTCTGACGACCACTGCCCCCCACGGGTTTGCAGTCGGAGATATCATTGATGTCAAGCTGACCGTGTCTGTTGATATTGACACTAAAGAAGTAGATACTAACGTTGCAACACTTATTACCACTGAGAGCCACGGCATTGAAGTAGACGAAGAATTTGACGTTGATATGGCGACTGTGGCATCAATAATTACCAAACAGAGTACAGGCAATGTAGTAACCTTGAGAACTTCTGCTGACCACAGGTTCTCGGATAATGACTCGGTGGAAGTAGATTTACCAACAGAAGCTTCAATCTCCAAAAAACTTCTATTTGCCAATATTGCAACTCTAACTACTTCAGCCACGCACAACTTTTCAAACGGAGACACCATTGATGTCAATCTCCCCGAGACTGCCACTATCAACCAAAAAACAATTCTCGGAGATACTGTAACTCTGCGGTCAACCTCTGCGCATGGATTCTCTTTGCAGGACAAAGTTACAGTAGACTTTAATGAAACTGCTAATATTACAGATTTTTCTTTTGATGGAACTACTTCTTATTCTGTAACACTTACAACAGAAGACCCACATAATTTTTCAGTCGGTGATAGAATAGAAGTTGATATTACTGACGACAATGTAAATGTGCAATTCAACGGAACATGGATTGTCAATGCCATTCCTTCCTCTACTCAGATAAAGTACTTGTACTACGAAGACGACACCACCGTGACCTCCTTAGAACTCACTGGAACTGGAACTGTTACCAACCTCACCAACCAAGAGATAAATGGACTGGTCACAATTACATCTATTCCCAGTAGCACTACGTTCACATACGTTAAGGAGGTGTAGCAGATGACTACCCAAGTTGTTAAAAATGCACCAAATAGTCTTGTTCAGTCTGCGAACACTACTGTAACCACAACAGGCATTGTTTTCGCGTCCACTACTGCTTCTACTACAGTAGCTGGACGAGTCGCTGCAAATGGCAACTTCCCCATTCTCGTTACCCAAGTTGGAACTTTTGTTTCCGGTAGTGGTGGCACTAGAAACATAACCCTCACCTTAGGAACTTCCTCGGTAAACTTGCCGTCTGTTGCATCAAACGCGGCCGCCCAAGATACTGGGTTTCAAACACTAACCACAGCCCTATTAATTCCCGATACTAGAGCCACTACTAATAGGCCAAGTTTCTCTATATCGGTGTCTCCTACGGGCGCTGGGAACGAGTTTTTATTTGGAGCACTAACAACTGCCACAGCCACAACTAGCGCGGGTTCCCCCGGTACCAGCCCCATCCAAGTTTCTACTGACCCTGTCACGACTATCACGGGTAAACTTCCCATTAAGTTTGGCTATGTTCAGGCACCAGCACAACCAGTTCTCACACTTACCTCGCCAACTACCTTAGGCTCCACATCGGGGAGAATTACAGCATCGTGGACTGCCCCCGACAACGGTGGAACAGCCATTACGGGCTATCGTCTTGTGTGGTCTACTAATTCTCTTCTAGGTAGTAATAATAATGAAGTAACTGTTAGTGGGTCAACGCTCACATACAATGTTGACGGCCTGATTCCTGGCACTAGGTACTACTTCAAAGTTTTTGCAAAGAACGCAGTAACCGATACTGCTGGGACAACTGGTCCCTACCCAGATGCCCAAATTAAAAATATAGTTGCTGAGGGTACTCCAGTTAATGCCCCCACTCTTACCGCAGCCAACCCCAGTACAACTGTTCTGGGTCGGGTAGACCTCACTTGGACCGCGGCACCTGCAACTTTAAGTCCCATAACTAGGTATAAAGTCTACGCAGACAACGTTCAAATTGCTGACGTGGCTAGCACAGTACTTTCTCATAGTGCTACTGGGTTAAACCAACGTCAAACTTACTCTTTTACGGTAAGAGCCCTAAATGCTTACGCTGTAGCTAACAGCACAACTGGTCCTAATTCAAATGCTCTGGAGAGACAATCTCCTGGAGTTCCTAGCGCCCCTCGAAATTTAAGTGGGGTTTCAGTGGAAAATTCAGTAGACCTATCTTGGGATGTGCCCGAAAATGTCGGAACAACTGGCGGTTCTATCACTCAATACGAGGTTCTCAAGTCCGGTTTTACCCCCATTACAGCCACTGGTGGTACGGTAACACAGGTTACTAGGGATGGCGTTGTGTGGAATGTGCACTCTTTCACTGGCAATGGGAGCTTTGTCGTTTCCAATGCTGGTTCTGACGGGGAAATCAGATACTTAACCGTTGGTGGTGGTGGTTCGGGTGGTAAGTCGGCAACCGTTTCTGGTGGTGGTGGTGCGGGTGGATTCGTCTCCAGCAATGCATTCCTAGACGCTACAACCTACACGGTCACGGTTGGTGCTGGTGGGGCAGCAAAAACTACAATTGGTGTAGGAAATTCAGGTGGAAATTCCTCTATATCCACTATTGCCGAGTCTGTCGCCCTAGGTGGAGGTGGTGGTAGTGACGGAGTTTCTGCTGGTGCTGTAGGTGGCTCCGGTGGTGGTGGAGCGCCATCAACAACTGCTGTTCTTGCTGGCGGGCTTGGTACCGCTGGGCAGGGCAACAACGGTGGCTCTGGGTTCTTCAATGCAACAGTCGCTAACCGCTCTGGAGGTGGTGGTGGTGGTGCTGGGGCCTCGGGTAGTAACGGTGTATCAGCACAGGGTGGCAATGGAGGAGTAGGTCTTTCCAGCGATATTAGAACTGGGTCCGCAGTATTTTATGCTGGCGGTGGTGGTGGTGGTAAGGCCACTACCACTGGAGTAAATCCTACGGGAGGAACTGGAGGTGGCGGTGCTGGTGGGGAGACCACAACAGCTGGAACCGCAGGAACAGCAAACACAGGCGGTGGTGGTGGTGGTTCGGGTACGGGTAACGGTGGAGCAGGTGGCTCGGGTATTGTTGTAATTACCTACCCAACAGCAACTCCTGTACTGTCTAGGCAGGCTGGAGCTTTGCCAAGAACTTTTACCCACACTGGCAGAGTGATTGGTAGTACTTATAGCTATGTAGTCCGTGCTCGTAATGCTATTGGGGACACTAACAACACCACAAGCGCCAATTCAAACATAGTCTCCGTTCTTATCTCAGTTAGTGGACCAGAGAACTTTACTGTGGAGGCTGCAACTGACGCAGCTGGTCGACTAGTTCTTTCGTGGAGTGAGCCAGCTACATCAACTGGATACAAAATTTTCCAAGTTATTGATGGAAATGATGTTTTGATTCAAGACCTCGGTCTCGTCACTGTCTTTAAGATTGATGAACTAACTGCTGGAACTACGTACACGTACAAAATTAAGGCAACAAGCATTGCTCAGCCACAGGGGGGGTACTTCTCTGGTCCAGTAGATGCTTCGCCAAACGCGGGTAGTGTGCAAACAGTTCCAAGTGTTGCGGTGACTAACGACACTAACGAGCGCTTTTCGGGAACTTTTGCAACTATTAACGTCACCGCAACCACTCTTGAGTACGCTAATGAGAATCCCAGCTACCCAGAAAACACCGTTCCAGCAACATTTGGAACCATCAACAACTTGACCAACCAAAACCTAGAAGGCACATACACAATTGCTATCCCTACCTCTGACACAATAACCTTTTCCCGAGACGGGTCTGACATCCCTGCCAACACTTCTGTGGCCCAAGGAACCCTTACTAATGAGACTAATGTGCCTTTAGTAGGAACTAAGACTGCCCTGGCTGGAACAACTGGCTCCTCAATTTTATATTCGGTGACTAGCCCAGATGTCACTGCCGAGAGTGCCATAGGAACTGTTACTGGTCTGACCAGTCGTGAATTTAACGAAACTGGGGCTGAAATTACTGCAGTCACAGAAACAACTTTTTCTTACGCTCTTGCCGGAGAGGATGACTTGGCCCCCTCAGTTGCTGCGGGAACTGTTAGCAACAAAACTAATGCTGAAATTTTTAATGGTGAAGACATTGAAGTAGATAATATTGTAGGCTACGACACAGTTTCGTATAATGTAACAGGAGCCAGTGCGCTATTAAATAGTGCCCACTCCTCTACGGTAGACTATCCTTTAGACGCAGTGGAAAAGGTTGACAGCGAGGCTGAACTTACAGTCAAGTATCGCTCTGGCTGGCTCGCCTAAAGACGTGAAAGATAGAAAGTGACATGGTACAACAATATAACCTTTCTCCTGTTTACCGATACTTCACTGCTGACCTACTGACAAATCAGATTCTCGCGGAAATCCCTTTTCGGGGTGTAAGTTACGAACGGGCGCTCCGTGGGGCTGGTACTTTTCAGGGCTCTATAGCAGTTGTAGATGACACAAGGTACTTGAATCTCTACAACTCAACAATGCCCGGAAATACCGCTCTCTATGTTGTTCGCGATGGAGTGTGTGTTTGGGGTGGGATTATCTGGACTCGAGACTACAACATCGTTGAGCGGAGCCTAAATGTTTCTGCCTCTGAATTTACTAGCTATTTTTATCACCGAAGGATTTGGAAGACTTGGAATCACCAATTTGAAGCGACAGTAATTGTCAACAACGACGTTGCAGATGTCACTTTATCTCTGGGCTCTACAACTGCGCTATCTCCTGGAGCTTCTGTCTATCTTCAGTTTAATAATGTTTCATTTAATAGATACAATAACTATTACCAAGTTGGCGGGACAGTGCAACCCACAACCAGTAGCTTCACCATAGACAGTGTTACCAAACAAGCTGATGTTATTCTGCTTTCTCGGGAAGATGGCTCGGTAACTTTGACCATGGATGCCCCCCACAACTTCTCTCTAAATGACGTTATTGTTGTTAATCTTCCAGACTATCCAACACTGAATGGCACTAGGACAATATCCTATGTTGGAGGTTCTGAGGGAGAGAAACTTAGCTACTTAGTCAGCGGAGGGGATATTGACGAGACTCCAGCAGTAGGAACAGTTACAAGGACTATTGCAAATGGGACGTATACAGGGGCTACTGTCACCGTTCGTGCAGATACCTATGACTATGTTCGTAGTCTCATCGACGGGGTATTTACGGACTTTGTGGGGGTTGATTTTCCCAATACATACATTGAGCCTGGAACTAGATATAGCCTAGGCATCACACAGCGGAGGCTAGAGGATGGAATTGCAAGTCTATGGACTGACTCTTCGCACCGACTCTTCCCCGGTCAAGCTATTGTTGTGCAAAATATGGACCCCGTATTTGATGGCGAGCACAGGGTGCTATCTGTTCCGCAGAGCAATAGATTCACCATCCCCCTCAGCGGAACTCTGGCTCTCGAGAATGTCGCCCCTAAAGTTGCGCAGATTCAGTCGATAGAGGCTGTGTCGGGGGACACGACAATAACTACGGTGTCACCGCACAACTTTTTGGTTGGGCAAATTGTAGACATCAGAACTGAGCTAGGATTCGATGGACTCGGCAGATGTCTAAATGACTCCTATGAAATTACAGAAATAGTAAGTAGCACAAAGTTTAAATATACAAAACCATCAAGAATTGACGTACCTAGAACCACATTTACTCCCGCAACTGCCGTTCTCGGGGTAAGTACTAAAAATGTCATCAGGGCTGAGCTAACAAGTAATGTTGCCACCATTACAACGGAATCGCCTCACGAGTTTGAAATTGGAGATACGGTAACCATAGCTGGTGTTTCTCCTATTGCAGAGATTTCGCAGAGGGCTCTGGATGCGGCTGGTGGGGTAGCAACAATCACCACTAGGCTTCCTCATGGATTTTCTACTGCCGACGAAGTTATTATCAGTGGTCAGAAAGACTCTCTCAAGCTGAAACTCAAAACTATTGCTAGTGCTAGTGGCATCAACAAGCTAGTCACTTTTACTACTGAACGCTCGCATAATCTTATAAAGGGCAGTGTAGTTGATATCAGCGGGCTGACCGATACGCACAGGCTGACAAATAAAGTTTTGACATCCAACGTAGCAACAATGACTACCGCTGAAAATCACAACATTCCAGTTAGTAGCTCAATAACTATTAAAGATGTCTATGACGAATACCTAACCAGAAATGAACTGGACTCTAGATTTCTCCAAGAAAACACAGCAACTTTAGTTCTTACTACTAACCACAACATTCAAGTTAACGAAAAAATTATTGTCTCCGGTCTTACTGATGTGGGTCAGGTCGTATCAAGAGAGCTACAGAATAAAATCGCCACTCTTAATCTTCAAACTGTTCACAACTTCTTCGTTGGGGATGAAATTGTTGTGGCTAGTGTGGGGTCTCCTTTTAATGGCACCCACAAAGTCTCATCAGTGACTGGAACATTTGTGTCCTATGAGCTCCCGAATATTAATCCTGCTGATGCCGTTGTGGCTAGTAAAAGTGGTGGAACAGTTACCAGCAAAAACAGTGTTTTTAATGGAGAGCACGTCGTTATTGAAAGAACCAATACAAGAGTCAGCTTTAAAAAAGAAGCAAATCCAGTCTCTCCGAGGTCTGCCCCAAACGGGAAAGTTAGGGTTCTTAGCTCTGTTTTTAACGGCACCCATACCGTTACTGGAAGAACTAACAACACTTTTACTTTTGCTAAGGTGGCAAATAACTCTTCGTCTGTAGCGATACCAGCTCCAGCTAATCAAGATATTCCGCCCTCTATTGTTTCTGTTGAGAGCATCCACACTGGGCAAAGAACTATAGGTTCTGTTACTAGAAATACTTTTTCATTTTTGCAAGCAAACATTACAAATCTTATTACCAATGCCTCTGCCACAGGTTTTGCTATTACAGATAGCGTATTTAATGGCACATACAACAGCATCACTGTTCTGTCTCCGACAGTTTTTACATACCCTAAAGCAGGGCAGAGAAGTAATATTCTTGAATCTACTGCCAACTCTCTTGCCTATGCCAGAGCCCCTCAGATTTTTAATGGCTCTCGCGTCATTACTGCTATTGACACTGATGAGAACACATTTAGCTTTGCAAGGACACATTCCGACCTTGCGGGAGCTATTTATGTTGGATACGGAAGTGCTGTTGTATCTCCAAAAGTTATTTCCAGCACATTTGGTCCTTACCCAGGAAATTCAGATATTGGTCTTGAATTCCCGACGCAAGGGTTTTCTTCCTACCAAGTCCTTCCTACAGTTTACCGAGGTTTTGAGCTAGAGAACGTGGGAGAGGTGCTTGACACATATGCCGATAACGTAAATGGCTTTGAGTATCGAATCGACTGCTCTTATGATGCAGGAACTCAAGAATTTAAGAAAACTTTTGTCTTTGTTCCTGTTAATTTCCCCGATGCAACAGGTACGGGCGAGTACGCTTCTCTTAAACGTCTTGGGGCCGAAAAAATTATTTTTCAGTATCCAGGTAGCGTCACAAATATAAGTATCTCCGAGTCTGCAGAAAACGCAGCCACACGATTTTTTGCGGTGGGGGAGAATGATTTGGGGCCCGATGCGGGGCCACCACTCTCTATTGCGTCCGCTATCGACTTGTTAGACGGCTCTAGTGGGAGGACGTGGCCACTTTTAGATGACTCCGTCAATATTGATGGGGTAGATGATGAAATAATTCTGTATGCCTATGCAAGAAGGTACTTGTCTGAAGCCAATCCCCCTATTGCAGAAATCTCTTTGGAGGTAAATGGGTCTCTTCTACCTAAAGTGGGCACATATAATCCTGGGGACTGGTGCACTGTTATAGTGAATGATGATTTTATTTTATCTAGATTACAGACAGATTTAGAACCTCGTGATGATGTTATTGTTCGTAAAATAGAGTCGTTTAGTGTTAGTGTTCCTGATGGCGCAACGTTCCCAGAAATCGTGCAAGTTACACTTATTCCTGAGTGGGAAGTTGATAGACGAGGAGTTTCGGGGTAGTCATGTCTAGTGAAAGAAGTCGCTCTAATCGCTCCGTAGGTGGCAAGCTGAACAACCTCGAAAAAAGGTTGGCCCAGCAAGAAAAAAATCTCAAAGCCAAGAATCTTGAGGGTCAAGTTGTTCAATCAGAAAATCTTGCTCCCGACAGTGTCGTGGAGGGCGTTATCGCTCCTAGAGCGGTAACTGAAACTGAGATTGCACTGGGTGCAGTTGGAACCGAGCATCTTGGTATCGTCAACGAGATTAACGCTGACTCAGACCTTGTCCTACGAGTAAATACCGAGGGACCCACAGGCTTTGTGGTTATTGAGGGCGAATCTTACGATGCCCCAACAGCGGGCATCAAATTCATGGCTTTTGACTCCCAGAATCAGGTTGTCCTTGTTGAAACTGGCCCCACTGTCACAGCCGCTACGGTTACTGTTGGCACAACTACCACTAGCTCCCCAGGAAGCAGTGCAGCTGTTACAAATGCGGGAAGCGCTGTCAATGCAGTTCTAAACTTCACAATTCCTCGGGGAGAAACGGGCCCCACTGGCCCAACAGGGCCTGCGGGTATTGAAGGTACTGACGGTACTTCCGCGACAATTACCGTAGTTGAGGAAGTCGAAACCCTACTCCCGACTGAGCCCGCCCGAGTAGAGAATAGTGGTACCGAACAAAATGCCGTTCTTGAGTTTTTCATTCCCCGAGGGGAGGACGGAGCTGCCGGTAAGTTTACGATTAGTGAGTCGCCACCAGTAGACCCCGAACCAGGTGATGCTTGGTTCTACTCTGAAGATGGCACAACCTTTGTATGGTACGAAGATGTAGATTCTGCTCAGTGGGTAGAGTTTGGCAACCTCACTGTTGGTCCTATAGGCCCAACCGGAACAACAGGCCCCACAGGTCCAACAGGCGCTACTGGTTCAACAGGACCTCAGGGTTCCTTTGGTGGTGCTACATTTTACTACTTATTCTCTACTGACACCGCAATGTCTGACCCAGGGGACAACTACCTACGATTTAATAACTCCACATACAGTTCTGTCTCTCGTATTGCGGTAGATGATAACCCTGCTGATGGAAACTATGACCTATCTTTGTTCCTGCAGACTATTGATGACTCCACTAGCAGTATCAAAGGACATGTAAGGGTATCTCGTAAAACAGATAGTTCAGTATTTGCTCTATATACGATTTCTAGCCTCACCGACTCTGCACCTAACTGGTTTGATATCAATGTATCGTATGTATCAGGTAGCGGTTCGTTTAGTGCGGATGATGATGTTCTTATTACCTTTGCTCGAACAGGTGATATAGGAGACGCTGGACCCACTGGTCCAACAGGTGCGCTCGGCCCTACAGGTCCTACAGGTGCCACAGGCCCCGAGGTAACAGGACCCACTGGCCCCACAGGTGCTGCTTCAACTGTAACTGGCCCTACAGGTCCGCAAGGGGAGACTGGCCCACTTGGACCAACTGGAAACACAGGCCCGACGGGTGACACAGGTCCCACTGGAAATACTGGACCCACTGGGGACACGGGACCAACTGGACCCACGGGTAGTTTGGGTCCAACAGGAGACACTGGTCCTACAGGTCCTGGAATAACGGGACCAACAGGTGACACAGGACCTACTGGTGCTATAGGACCCACAGGTCCATCAGATGGTCCCACAGGTGACACAGGGCCAATAGGCCCCACGGGAGATACGGGTCCAACGGGAGACACGGGTCCCGCAGGAGCCCCTACTGGAGAACTCTACATTAGTGATGCTCAACCAACAGGACCAATAAACGGGGATTTCTGGTTTGACTCCCTAAATGGTAGAGCGTATTTCTATTACGTCGACGCCAACTCCTCCCAATGGGTTGAGCTCGCTTCCGCTGGGCCCATCGGTCCTACTGGCCCTACTGGACCTACTGGTCCAGAAACAACTATTGCCATTGGCACAGTAGATACTTCTCTTCCAGGTGCAAATGCAGAAGTGTCCGTAACTGGCCCTGCAGGAAGTCAAGTTTTTAGTTTTACGCTCCCCCAAGGCCCCACTGGCCCCGAGACTTCTATCACCCTTGGAACTGTAACTACGTCTCTTCCAGGGGATGAGGCGGAGGTTTCTATCACTGGTCCTGCAGGAAGTCAGGTCCTCAGTTTTGCTCTTCCTCAGGGTGAGACAGGCCCAGCTGGTGGAGAAATCTACATCAGTGATAATGACCCCACTGGCCCAGCTAGTGGTGACTTCTGGTTTGACTCTCTTAATGGAAGAGCCTATTTCTACTATGTAGATGCCAACTCTTCCCAGTGGGTAGAACTTGCTTCAGCTGGCCCCATCGGGCCAACTGGACCTTCGGGACCGACTGGTCCTAATACTTCCATCACCCTTGGAACTATAACTACTTCTCTTCCTGGTGAAGCAGGGAATGTCTTAATTACAGGTCCTGCAGGAAGTCAGGTCTTGAGTTTTGTTGTTCCCCAAGGACCTACAGGACCAGAGACAAGTATCACCCTAGACGAAACAATTACTGGTCTTCCGACTGCACCAGCTAATGTCACTGTCACTGGGCCTGCAGGAAATCAAGTACTACAGTTCACAATCCCTCAGGGTCTACAAGGTACAACAGCAACCGCATATTCCACGGGGCCAACAGCCCCGTCACCAGTCAATTCGGGGGACCTATGGTTTAACACTACAAATGGCTTAACCTCTGTCTACTACATAGATAATAACAGTTCTCAATGGGTAGAAATTGCCGAGGGCGGACTTAGGGGTCCAACTGGTCCCACTGGTCCAACAGGCGCAACCGGCGTAACTGGTCCTACTGGAAATACTGGTCCCTCTGTTACAGGCCCCACAGGTGATACAGGACCCACAGGCCCAGCTGGTGGAGAAATCTACATCAGTGATAATGACCCCACTGGCCCAGCTAGTGGTGACTTCTGGTTTGACTCTCTTAATGGAAGAGCCTATTTCTACTATGTAGATGGGGATTCTTCTCAATGGGTAGAGTTAGCCTCCGCTGGGCCTATCGGCCCCACAGGTCCTTCGGGGCCAACTGGACCTGCCACAACAATTAGTTTGGGCAGTGTAACCACCGCACTCCCCGGTGGGGCGGGAGAAATATCTGTAACAGGCCCAGCAGGGAACCAAGTACTAAGTTTTGTTATTCCACAAGGGCCTACTGGTCCTGAGACAAGTATCACTATTGGTGTTGTAGATACTTCTCTTCCTGGAGATGGTGCTGTAGTAGCTGTTACTGGCCCAGCGGGTAGCCAAGTCCTTAGTTTCACTCTTCCCCAAGGTCCAACAGGTCCTCCCGGTGGAGAAATATACATTAACGATGCCCAGCCAACAGGACCAATCAGTGGTGACTTCTGGTTTGATGCCTTAAATGGTAGAGCTTATTTCTACTATGTTGATGCTAACTCGAGTCAGTGGGTAGAACTTGCTTCAGCTGGCCCCATCGGGCCAACTGGACCTTCGGGACCGACTGGTCTTGTCGGTCCAACAGGCCCCGCTGGTGGAGAAATTTACATCAGTGATGATGACCCCACTGGCCCAGCTAGTGGAGATTTCTGGTTCGACTCTCTCAATGGTAGAGCTTATTTCTACTATGTAGATGCCAACTCGAGTCAGTGGGTAGAACTTGCTTCAGCAGGTCCTATAGGACCAACTGGTCCAACAGGGCCTTCGGGAGGACCCACAGGACCAACTGGTCCAACAGGGCCTTCGGGAGGACCCACAGGACCTACGGGGGATACTGGACCTACAGGTGATACTGGACCTACAGGTTCGTCAGCACTACAAAAATTTGCCTTTGTTGGAGAAAGAAATACAGCAACACCCACCATTGGAAACTATTATGCTCTTGGTAACGGTGCAACAGTGGCTCAAATACCTATGGTAGAGGGTGGGAGTGTTACAAAAATAGCATTGTGGATGGCATCAGGAGCTACTGGAACACTAACTGTGCAGTTAGTGAAGAATGGTGTAGCTCAGGGGGCTTCTTATCAAGTAGCTAGAACTGCATCTGGAACACAAGTAGTTACATTTGGAACAGCTCTAACGTTTGTTTCTGGTGATACTATTGGTGCTGAAATAACTAACACATCAGGAACATTAGCAGTTTCAACAGTACAAATTTTTGGGGTGTGGGGCTAGTCAATAAATGGTGTATAATTACACCGATTGGAGTTTTAAGTGCCACTAGACTTTCCCGCCAGCCCGTCTGACGGGGACCTATATGAAGACTTTTACTGGAGTGCATCCGCAGGCATCTGGAGAAGGCAGCTCAGTACCGTTGAGAATATTGACGACTTAGCTAACGTCGATGCTGTGAACCCAGCTGATGGGGATATACTTGTTTACAGCTCATCTTCAAGTACTTGGGTGGCGCAGGAAGATGCTACAATTGGTTTAATACTTGCCCTAGGAGGGTAGTCTATGGCGCAAACATTTAAAAACGCAAAAAAGGTTCTAACTGCCTCTTCATCTGCCATTTACACCGTGCCATCGGCAACAACAGCAATTATTATTGGGTGTCAGGTCACAAACGTGGGGATTGCCAGTCACGACTTGACTATGTCTTGGACAGATAGCTCAGACGGTGATGCTGAGATTTATTTAGCTGAAGTAATCCCCATTCCAGACTCGGCTGCTTATGAACCCATTGGCGGGAAGTTAGTTCTTGAGGCTGGAGATGTTTTAAAGGGTCTTGGTGACACCACGGAAGTTCTAGAAGTGACTGTGAGTATCCTGGAGATATCGTGACAGGTGGCGGAGGCTATCTAGGCTTCGGCAGGGTCCCAGAGTGGCTCAATGCAACTACTGGGATTGGTAGGTGGGGTAGTGATGACGTCTACCTTGCCAGACTAGAAAATGAGTGGCCTGGTTATCAGATACCAGTTGAGTACGTTGTTGTTGGGGGCGGTGGTGGCACAGGCGGAACTAGAGACGACCTACAACTCTCTGGTGGGGGCGGTGGTGGTGGGTATAGGTGCAGTGTCTTTGGTGAAAGAAGCGGTGGTGGTACAGCTATACCAGCAGAACCCCCTTTTCTTGCCAGTGTTGGTCAGTCCGCCACAGTAACTGTCGGGGCTGGGGGAGCGTCTGGTGTGGGGGGCGGTACCCCAACTAACGGGGCAAATGGGGGTAACTCTGTTTTTGGCAGTATCACAGCTTTGGGTGGTGGCTATGGAGCTACTGACACTGGGACTGGTCTTGGAGGAGACGGAGGCTCTGGCGGTGGTGGCACTAACAGGAGCAGGAACGGAGGCATAGGGACACCTGGTCAAGGCTTAAACGGTGGTAAAGGTGGCCCATATGGCGTAAACCCAACGGGGGCTGGTGGTGGTGGTGGGTCTAGAGAGGGTGGTTATGGGGGAGACGTTGTAGAGTTTGATGCTATTGGTGACGTAAATGTTGGTGGAGATGGTATTGGGGGGAACGGTGGTAGAGGTCTCTCCAGCTCGATAACTGGCTCCTCCGTGGCTCGTGGTGGTGGTGGTGGTGGTGGTGCCAGTGGAACAGCTGGGCTTGGCAGGGCTGGCGGTGCCAACGGAGTAACGGGAACTACAGATGGGCTTTCTGGAACAGCAAACAGGGGTGGCGGTGGTGGTGGTTCTGCATATTTCTCCAAGATAGCGGGTTCTAGTAATGGTGGAGCAGGTGGCTCTGGAATCGTTATACTCCGATACCCAAACATATATGGTAATTTGACTGTTGGTGCTGGACTATCATTTACTGGTCCTACAACAGTTGGAGAGTATAAGGTGTACCAATTTACTTCTGGTAGTGGGTCGGTGACTTTTAATGCCTAAAAATGCTGGCTTTAAGGGATTCCAAAACATCCCCACATATTCTTCTGCTCCCGGTATATGGAGTGTTAAACAAGTTTACACCGCTCTTAGTGCTGGTCCTTGGCCAAATCCTCCTCAGGTTGAGTATTTATCTGTTGCTGGGGGTGGAGGTGGTGGAACTGCTGACAACGAAACCGAGGCTGGTGGAGGTGGTGGTGCTGGGGGATTTAGAACTGGCACAACAAGGCTAAATATTGGTGCTGGTGTTTTGATTTCTGTTGGTGCTGCTGGTATTGGTACTGGTGGTATCTCCTTCCTCGCTAATGGTACCCCCGGTGGAATATCTAGGGTAGGGAGTATTATCTCTGCTGGCGGTGGTGGTGGTGGGCAGGCTAGAGGTGGCGACAATGCTGGCGACGGGGGCTCCGGTGGTGGTGGAGCTTCGAGAAATACTGAGGGTGGACTTGGAAACGTTCCAGAAACAATTCCGGCACAGGGATATGACGGAAGGCTCGGCTCCGGTAATGACGGTGGTGGTGGTGGTGGTGCCGGAGGCGTTGGTGTTGGTTCTATATACATAGCTGGAGTCGGAGTTTCCTCTTCCATCTCAGGGAGTCCTGTAACTTATGCTACGGGTGGACAGGGTGGTAGGGGGACAAATAGTTCTGGGTCTGTAGTGGGGACTGCTAATACTGGGCAAGGTGGTGGAGGTGGTGTTGCCTCTGGAGAGGCAGCTGGTGGGGCCCAACGAATGGGCCCTGGGAAAAATGGTGGTAGTGGGGTAGTTATTATAAAATACCCAGAAGCATACCCAGTTTTATCATTTGTAAATGCGCCTGGGCTTGTTTCTGATGCACCAACTGTTTCTGGAGGATACAGGGTATATAGGTTTACTTCTGGTTCTGGCACCGTAAGTTTTTAGTTTATAGGAGATAAAATGGCGCACTACGCACTGATAAATGAAAACAACGTTGTTTTTAACGTGATAACTGGTCGCGATGAGGATGAAGTTGTCGGTGGTATCTCCGACTGGGAGCAGTATTATGGTGAGCTTCATAACTGTCTCTGCCTCAGAACTTCTTATAACACTCTAGGGAACACACATCTTTCTGGTGGCACCCCCTTCCGTGGCAACTATGCTGGAATTGGGTTTATGTATTTGGAAGACTTAGATATTTTTATTCCACCAAAACCATATGAGTCTTGGGTTATCGATGAGACCACTGCTCTGTGGGTGCCCCCAGTTGCGTATCCTTCTGACGGAGAACGCTATGTCTGGAATGAAGATAGGATTTCTTGGGATATAGAGAGCTAAATAAGACTCTATGCTATACTTAGTCAAGATTGGAGATACCTTATGTCACTAGACTTTCCTAATGCACCAGATGATGGTGACCAATATGAAGGTTATGTGTGGAATGACGCTGTCGGTGTTTGGCAGATTGACAATAACTTTAATTACAGCGACCCTATAAGGCTTTTCCAAGCTGACCCAGAGATTGGTGCAGACTTTTCTGTACCAGAAAATTTTAATTTTATGACTATTGGTCCGCTGTCAGTGGCTTTTGATATGACACTGACAATACCAATTGATTCAATAGTTATTGTTTTTTAAGTAAATTTAGCTAACAAGGAGAAAAATGAGTGTCATTAGGGTAAACCAGCTTAAGAATCTGGATGACCAAGAAATCTTTACTACCACTAGTGGAACACTGGTTTTGCCAGCTGGAAGCACAAGTAGGGCTCCCATGCAGTTCACTGCTGGTCCAGGACTGACTACCCCCGTTGCTGGTAGCCTTGAGTTTAATGGGAACACGTTTCTCACAACATCGAACGCAACCTCTGGTCGAGCCTTCAACGACGACAGCCTTTTGTATGGACTAGATGCTGACAGGACTATTGTTGCTACTGTTGTTGCCGGTACTTTTTACGATATTTTTGGTTTTGGTATTTCTGTACCCGCTGGTGGCTCATACATTTTTGATATTTTTGTGGGTCTTAGGACTGGTGCAACTTCACACACTGTTTCTTTTGCTTTTGGTGGAACAGCAGTAATCGATAAAACTCAGTTCCGCACAGAGTTTACAAACGCTCTGGTATCGACTGGTGTAGCTGTCCCAGCTGCCCCCGCATCTTCAGTAGAAGTATTTTTCACGGGAAACCCCAACTCAGCTGCCAACGGTGTGATTTCAGCAGCTTCAACTGGTGTCACTAAATTTTTTAGGGTTCACGGCATGGTTGAAATTTTGACTGGTGGGGTGCTTAGACCCCAAATTGCTTTCAGCGCAAACCCCACAGGAACAAATCAAGTTACTCGCTTGTCTTACGCAAGGTTTAACTCTGTTGGGTCATATTCAGGAAACTTGATAGCAGGGAACTGGTCTTAGTGATTAATGACAGCCCTAAACTTTCCGCTAGCCCCCGATGACGGTGACACATACGAAGACTATTTTTATGACGCCGAATCTAGTGCTTGGCGTCTAAACCCCTCTCCTCTGGTAACGGGTCCAACAGGTCCTGCTGGGGCTCAAGGAAAATTTACTGTATCTCCAACAGCTCCCATAGGTCCTGTAGAGGGTGACACTTGGTTTTACTCTGAAGACGGTACATCTTTTATTTGGTATGAAGATGCTGACGGAGGCCAGTGGGTAGAGTTCGGTAATCTCTCTCAGGGGCCCGCAGGGGAGAACGGGGCCGTGGGCGCTACAGGTCCTACTGGTCCTAGGGGACTTAGTGACACTCCCGCTGGTGTCGTGGTACCGTGGCCATCCACCACACCGCCCACCGACTGGTTGTTATGTGATGGGTCTCAGGTCAATAAAAACACATACCCCAGTCTTTTTGCCGTAATTGGATACACCTATGGGGGGTCGTCGCCCAGCAACCTTTTTAACCTACCCAACCTATCTGGTCGGGTTGTTGTGGGGCGCAATGCTTCTGATGCAAGTTTTGACGTTTTGGGTGAGACTGGTGGCTCAAAAACGCACACCCTCACAACTTCGGAAATCCCATCTCACACTCACGCCGGAGAATCTCATAGCCATGCCACCACTACAACTAGTGAAGCCGGAAGTCACTCCCACACTATAAGTACAAATAGTGCTGGCACGCACGGCCACAACTCAAGTATCGGAAGCGGTGGCTCACACTCCCACGGCGGTAGTACTACTAATACTGGCTCCCACAGCCACACCCACAGCAGAATTGGAAGTCTTAACACTGCTAACGTCGCGGCTGGAGCTAACGCACTTAGGGCAACAGGGTTTAACACCATTAACACCGCAACCACTAGCAATACTGGTAGTCACTCGCACAACATCACCACAAACACTGATGGGTCACACAACCACAGTATTTCTATAGCTGAAAATGGTAGCCACTCACACAGTGGTAATACGAGTAACACGGGAAGCCACACTCACACTGTATCAGTAGATAGCTCAACAGCAACGGTACAAAACACTGGTGGTGGACTAGCACACAATAATCTTCAACCCTACATAACACTTAACTACATTATTAAAGCAACTGCTGCTGAAGTTGCGGGAGAGCCAGAACTTGCCGTTCGGGTTACAGCGTTAGAAAACGCAACCGAAGTAACCACTGTCACAGTAAATACAATAGTTTTAGACTTTTCTTCGGGCGACGGGCTCCTATCTAGGACGGTTACAGGAAACATAGATTTTAGTGTTTTTGCTTACGCAACTGGGGCAGAAAGAACAGTAAGACTAGTTGGAGATGCCTCAACGCGAACTTTAACTTTTCCAGCAGGGTGGGTATTTCTTGGCACCAAACCTACAGAACTGGCTGCGAACACGGTTGGTGTTTTGAATCTAAGATGCTTTGGCTCCAACGAGGCCAACTGCGTTGCTCAGTGGGGGGCTAGTGTTGCATAATGGCTGAACTAGAATTCCCCGACGGGCCAGATGATGGGGACATCTACGAGGATTTTGAATACGACGCCACTCTAGGTGTGTGGCGTCTTAAAGTTCTCCCCACACCTACTGGTCCACTTGGACCAACTGGACCTACCGGACCTACAGGTGCCACTTCAACTGTTACAGGACCAACTGGACCTACTGGCCCTACTGGCCCTACAGGTGCTGTAGGTTCTACAGGTGCCACAGGGCCCGAGGTAACAGGTCCAACTGGACCTACTGGCCCCACCGGACCTACAGGTGACACAGGAGTAACTGGACCTACAGGAGCACAGGGAGAAGCATCAACTGTCACAGGTCCCACTGGACCAACTGGAGCCACAGGGCCCACAGGGGCTAAAGGAGATTCTATAAACTTCAGAGACAGCCTCTCTCTTATTAGTGAACTTCCGTCAGGAGGAAACTCTGTTAACGATGCAATATACGTAGAAGAAGATGGTGTTTTGTACGTATGGGACGGAACAATCTGGGTATACGTAGGTAGAATTGAAGGCCCACAAGGGGAGCAGGCCTATCCAATTAATTTGCTAGGAAGTGTTGCAGCATTCGCCAACCTTCCTACGGGACCTTTTTTTGAAGACGCCTACGTCACTCTTGATACGGGTGATGTGTATTTCTGGGACGGAACCGAGTGGGATGACCTTGGCCCCATTGTAGGACCGCTGGGGCCTACGGGTCCTACGGGTCCTGTCGGTGCACCAGCCTATCCAATTAATTTGCTAGGAAGTGTTGCAGCATTCGCCAACCTTCCTACGGGACCAACCTTTGAGGATTCTTATTTAACCCTCGACACGGGGGACGTTTACTTCTGGGACGGAACCGAGTGGGACAACATAGGTCCCATTGTTGGCCCTACGGGTGCAGTAGGTGGAACAGGTCCCACAGGTCCTTCGGGACCAACTGGACCTACAGGTGCCACAGGCCCTGCTGGTTTCATTTTGCTGGGTTCTCTAGCTTTAATTGCTGACTTACCCCCCAGTGGCAACACAATAGGAGATGCCTACTACGTTGAAGAGGGCACAGATGTTTATATCTGGGATGGCACTGAGTGGGACAACATTGGAAACGCCCTAGGACCTACTGGCCCTACTGGCCCTACAGGTTCCGAAACCCTTTCTGGGCTGACAGACACAACTATCACCTCTGTTACTCAGGGGGACCAGCTTGTATACAACGGCTCTGTCTGGACTAACCAGCCTCGTTTTGGACAGAATTTGCTCTATAACGGTGCGATGCAGGTGCACCAACGGGGAACATCTTCAACTGCGATTACTACTACTGGGTACTACACCGCAGATAGGTGGAGCACTGACATTGTTTCGTTAGGGACGTGGACACAAACTGTAGAGAACGACGGCCCAACTGGCTCAGGGTTTAGGAAATCACTAAAAATGCTGTGTACTACAGCTGACTCAAGCCCCTCAGCATCCGATGAGTTAAGGGTAGTGCAACGCCTAGAAGGACAAGATGTACAGGGAATAAAAAAGGGAACTTCAGATGCGCAAGCTCTTACTGTTTCTTTCTGGGTAAAATCCAACGTCACTGGCGACTACGTTTTTAATGCTGTTGATTTAGACAACACTAGACTTTTTTCTCAGGAATACACTATTTCAGCCTCTGGGGTCTGGGAAAAGAAAACTATTAGTATCCCAGCGGACAGCGTTGGTGTCATAGATAATGACAATACCACTGGATTACTTGTTAGTTTTTGGCTGGGGGCTGGCTCCGATAGGACTTCTGGTTCTCTTCAGACGACGTGGGGCGCATCAGTAGACGCCAACCTTGCGCCAAGTCAGACTAACCTTGCTGCTAGCACCTCTAACTACTGGCAGATTACGGGCGTCCAATTAGAGATTGGGTCCGTTGCTACCCCGTTTGAGTTTAAACCGTATGGTCAGGAGTTGGCAAAATGTCAACGGTATTATTACAAGACGGTTTTGGGTGCCACTAATAAACGTATTGGAACAGGATATGCAGCAAGCACAACATTGGCGAGAATTATGACCCCCCTACCTGTAAGTATGAGAACTGCCCCGACTGCACTCGAGCAGAGTGGTACTGCCACCGACTACGGATTGTTGTACCTAGCAACTGGGGCAACGTGTTCTTTCGTTCCGTTGTTCCTAGACGCAACCACCGAGGCTGCTTTTTCTACGTTTTCTGTTTCATCTGGATTGACTGCCGGAAATGGGTTATTTGGTTACTTGGTAACTGGTACAGACAGTTTCTTAGCTTGGAGTGCTGAACTATGACTTGGGTTATTGTGGCTGAAAATGAAGACGGCTCAAACCTTTACGGGCGCATTGACGGAGACGGTTTAATGCGGATTACCGCCATTGAGGGATACCCAGAACTTGATGAGTGGCTCGCAGAAGGTAACATTCCAGAGGAACACTCTTAGACCCGCCTGAGAAGGCTATCAACGAGAAAATTTCTACATAGTCCTGTAGAGTATGGGTGTGTCAATACATCTAACGGAGTCTACAAAATGAAAATAGCCGTGTACTCAATTGCTCTTAATGAAGAGCAGTTTGTTCAGCCGTGGTTTGATAGCGCACAAGAGGCAGACTACCTTCTTATTGCAGATACAGGCTCAACGGACAAAACAGTTCAGAAAGCCAAAAAACTTGGTATTAACGTTGTTAATGTAGTTGTAAAACCTTGGCGTTTTGATATTGCAAGGAATACTGCACTAGCTTCCTTGCCAGCAGATATTGACTATTGCGTTGCTCTCGACATGGACGAAGTTCTTCTTCCTGGTTGGAGGAAAGAGCTTGAAAACGCTCATAAAGCTGGACTAACTCGTCCACGCTATCAGTACACTTGGTCGTGGGTTGATGAAGAGAAGGGTATTCCTGGTCTTCAGTATGGTGGAGACAAAATTCACGCTCGTTTTGGGTATAGGTGGAAGCACCCCGTTCACGAGGTAATTGTCCCAGACCGTATTGAGGAGAAGCAGGGTTGGGTAGGACTGGAGATTCACCACCACCCAGACTCTGAAAAGTCTCGCTCTCAATATATGCCTCTTCTTGAGCTTGCTGTTCGGGAAGACCCATCAGACGACAGAAACACTTATTACTACGCCAGAGAACTTTTTTTCCACAGAAGGTACAAAGAGGCTAGGCAGGAGTTTCTTCGCCATCTTTCTCTTCCTAGAGCAACGTGGAAGCCCGAGCGTGCAGCATCAATGAGGTATATTGCCAAGTGCTCAGAGGACGCAGAGAAAGAGCTTTGGTTTAAAAAAGCAATCGAGGAAGCCCCCGACAGGAGAGAAGCTCGGGTAGACCTTGCCGAATATTACTATCTTAAAAAGATGTGGCAAGAGTGCTACGACTCCTGTAAAGAAATTTTGGAGATTAAAACTAAGCCTCTTGAGTATTTAGTTGAGGCTAGGGCTTGGGGATTTCTTCCACATGATTATCTTGCAATTTCTGCCCACTATCTTGGCAAAAAAGAAGAGGCTTTGGAGCATGGAAACATTGCTCTGGAACTAAGTCCTGGTGACCCGAGGCTGGAGAAAAATCTAGAGTTCTACAAACAGTGATAAAATAGGTGTAATCGTCTTCTTACAGGAGCCACATGCCTATCATCAATGTAACAACTCTTCAGGACATCTTGGGTGGAACTGCTTCGACTGACGCAATTTTTACCGCGTACATGATGCGAGCCGACACTCGAGCAGTCAGAGTGCTAGACGATGAAGTGATATTCCCTGCTCAAATAAATGTAAAGTTTGTAGACGGAGAGCCAGAAGAGCCGATTGAGCTTGAGACTCCGCCAGCAGATTGCTACTGGAGTATCCGTATCAAGGGACCAGAGCGCGTTCTTCTAAGGACCAACGTAATTCTTCCAGCAGGGGCTGGACCCTTTGACTTTGATGAGCTGATTGAAGTTGACCCTACGACGGCACTCCCAGATGCTGGGTCCGCTCTAGCCGATGCTTTTCTAGAGTCAATAGAGACTGCAACGCAGGGAGCAACAGGACCTACGGGCGCAACGGGGCCAACAGGCCCGACAGGTCCTACTGTAACTGGACCAACTGGACCTACGGGTGCAACAGGACCCACAGGTGCATCCGTGGGTGCCGAAACAACATATACCGTTCAGGGGGGTACGTCTGGTACTCAGCCGACTTTTAGTGGGGAACCGCTATTCACTGGTAGTTATGTCCTAATATCAAGTGAGCTTGTACATTTCCAAATTCAAGTAGACTTTGACAACATCACCAGTTTTGGTACTGGCCAATATTATGTGAGTCTGCCTTTTCCTGCAAAATATGGTTATAAATTTAGAGAGGGTTGCCTCCACGACATTTCAACAGGTAAGGACTACGAAATCGGTGGGCACGTCAATGCAGGTTCTTCTACCCTGGAACTCACCAGCACGGACACACAGAGCGGGGCGGTCTTTGACATTGACTTTACGGCAACTGCTCCAGTCACACTAACTACCGCTGACAACTTCCACATTGCTGGAACGTACATTGCAGATACAGAAGCTCCGTAATACTCTTTTGTAAGTGCTAAGATATTAATACGAAGCGACAGTAATAAAGGAGACAGATATGTACGCTGTGAAAGACGGAGACAGGACTCTCGAGTTCGATGGCGTTCTATTGGGCTCCTCATCTTCCAAGCGGAGAGACTCCCTTCGCTGGATTGAGTTTAAACTATATAAAACTGAAAATGGCACGTATATTCTCTCCCGTATTGGGGCTTCAGTTGTTTATCACTCAGGAGCGTGCCATTTAGTAAGTAAGTACAGACTTTCTGAACTATCAGTGGGTAAAATATCCTTACAAGCAGAGCCGTGTGAATCCTGTAATCCAACTTTAGAGGCTCCAATTATTTTTCCCGAAGAATACCGCTACTGGGCACAAGTCAGTGAAGAGCCTCAGGCCGTGCTGGATGCACTGTACAAATATGATGAGGGAGGTGCACGATACCTCACCGCTGTGGCGAAAAGAGTCCTAAAAGAGGCTGCCACAAAAGACAAAGACATCGACATGGTTTATAGATTTGAGCGTATTCCATGAGCGAGGAGGGAAAGGAGTCCTCTGCTGAATCTCCAGTGAGCCCTACCAGCCCTCTGAAGAATATTCTTATAGAGTTTCACGAGATTTATCAAGAGCTAGAGGGGGTCGGCTTTTCCGAGAGAGTAGCCACTCAAATTCTTTCTAACATGCTTATTGAAATTATTCTCTACAGAAGTGGTGGCGATAACCCTCAGTTTCAAGTAGAGTTAGAAGAAGAAGACGAAAATGACGAAGGAGATACAATTGACGGACCAGAGCCAGACGGAGAGCCAGGGGTTGGGTAGCGTAAAGCTCCATCTAGTCGATAGCGTAGAAAAAGCCAACGATTTTATATCATGGTTGGCTCAGAGAAGGCCATACAACGCTGTCGCTGTCGACATCGAAACTGGTGAACTTCCCGGTCGCAACCCTAAAGATGCCTTATCTCCTTGGCATGGCCGTATTCGTCTTGCTCAGATTGGTGACGGAGAGCAGGGATGGTCTATTCCTTGGGAGCAGTGGTCTGGCGTCTTCTATCAAGGTATGAATGACTATGACGGCCCTGTTGTTTTTCACAACATTGCTTTCGAGGCTAGGTGGTTTGCCACTAAGTCAGAGTGGACCATGCCTTGGCATCAAGCTCACGACACCATGATTATGGCTCAGATTATTGACCCACTGGGTACTGGTGCTCTCAAGCAACTCGCAGCTAGGTATGTAGACCCGCGTTCTGTAGCACTTCAGAACACTTTAGATAAAGAGCTTTCTGCAAATGGTTGGACTTGGGGGACCGTTCCTGTTAATTTTGAACCCTATTGGGCATATGGAGCTCTCGATACTGTTCTTACTATGAGAGTTTGGGAGCAGTTCTATGAAAAGTGTGGCCCCGGGAAGGCCTACAGCAGTCCTTATGAGTTGGAGATGGCCACTCGTCGTATAGTCACTCAGATGGAGCTAAACGGTGCTCGAGTGGACCTAGAGTACTCGCAGAAAAAACTAGACGAGCTAACTGCGTACACAGAGGGTGTAAAGACTTGGGCTAAAGAGGCGTATGGCACCTCGATAACTAGCAATGTCCAACTTGTCAAAACCTTCGAGGGCCTTGGTGCAGTTATCACTGAGTTTACGCCCTCTGGACAGAAGTCCATGACAAAAGAGCAGATAGAGAAACTTCTTCGTGATGGAAACGACGAAGTTAAGACTCTTGCTGATGCTGTTCTCAAGCAGAGGAAGGCTGACAAACTTGCTAGCTCGTATTTCTCTAACTTTCTTAAGGACAATATTGACGGAATCGTCCATCCCTCGGTGCGCACCCTCGGAGCACGTACTGGTCGTATGTCTATTACTGACCCAGCTCTGCAGACTCTTCCTGCAGGAGACGCCACAGTCCGTCGGGCGTTTATTCCTCGAGAGGAGGGCAATGTCATTATCTCTTCCGACCTTGACCAAGTGGAGTTCCGCTTAACTGCCTCATTCTCGGGGGACGAGTCTCTTATTAAACTGTTCCACGAGGCAGACGCCACTGGTGGGGACGTGTTTACATCAATTATGCGTCAGGTCTATCAAGACGAGACTCTTACGAAGGACGACCCTCGAAGGAAGCTCATCAAGGGAGTGGTCTACGGAAAGTTGTATGGGGCAGGTGTTGAGAAAATGGCACTTACTGCAGGAGTACAGACAGACCTTATGAGAAGCGTTGTTGATGGCTTTGATAGGAACTACCCTGGAGTTCGGGAGTTGCAGAAAAACATTGAAGATGCTGGGACCCAGAGGCTAGAAAATGAGGGCCAAGGATATGTGAGCACCCGTACTGGTCGTCGCCTCCCCTGTGATGATGACCGTGTATATAGCCTTACAAACTACCTCATTCAAGCCAGCGCTGCAGAAGTCTTTAAACAGAACCTTGTCAAGCTGGACCAAGCTGACTTAACCGACTATCTTATTGTTCCCGTTCACGACGAAATTGTTTTGGAGGCCCCCAGAGGGGAAGCCACGGAAATTATGGAGCTCGTACAAGAGTGTATGACAACTCGAGATGGGTGGGCAGTTCCACTTACGGCTGGAGTAGATGGCCCATTTGAAAATTGGGGGGAGAAGTACCAGTGAAACTGTGTTCAAGTTGCAATATAAGTAAGCCATATAGTGACTTTGAAAGTGATTCTCGATATAAATCTGGATACAGAAGTCAGTGCACATACTGCAACAGAAAAGGAAAAACCTTATCAAGTCTAGGTAACAACTTAAAAAAGTACGGTATAACTCTAGAGCAGTATAATTTTCTACTTGACAGTCAAAAGGGAGTCTGTAAAATATGCCAAGAAAAAGAGACTAGAGTTACTAGACCTAAAGCAAAAATATCTATGGGCTATGAGCCAAGACTTGCTGTAGACCATGACCATAAAAATGGAGAAGTCAGGGGGCTTCTATGTCATAGATGCAATGTGGGGCTAGGAAACTTTCAGGATAATCCAGAACTTCTATTAAAAGCTTATAAATATCTTAAGGATTTTAAATAATGCACATCCTCTCAGTTGACCCTGGGAAAACAACAGGTGTTGCTCTTTTTTCTTGGGAGCTAGAGGGGGAGCCAAAACTTATTGATTCTAATGAGGTTGACTTCTCTGGGTATGCAAAGTTTTTAAGAGATAAGTTTGATGAGCACTCTGAGGAACATGAGTTCCATGTGGTTTGCGAACGCTTCACAATTAATGCTCAGACCGTAAGAAACTCTCAAGCTCCTTTCTCTCTAGAGAAAATTGGGGTTCTCAAGCAGATTCTCCTTGACTACGGGCTAACAATTGACTCCCTCCACATGCAGTCACCAGCAGATGCGAAAGCCATGTTTGACAATGCTAAGTTGAAAAAACTTGAGTACTGGCACCGAGGAGGTGAGGGACACGCTCTTGATGCTATTAGGCATGGACTGCTCTATATGGTAAGATTGGGCTGGAGTCCACTAGACAGACTTCGTAGTTAACCACAGAAAGACACAATGACTATTTTTGTTGAGCTCGATGCTTCGAGCAGTAAGATTCTTATTAACGCCGAGTGGCGTTACAAAGAGTTGTGCAAAAGTATTCCTGGGGCTAAGTGGGACCCTAAAGAAAATTACTGGCATTTACCACTCTCATGGTCTGGTTGCCTTGCTTTGCGCTCTACATTCAAGTCCAACTTGGAAATTGGGCCCAATCTAACTCAGTGGGCGACGAATGAAAAGACTAGTCGAATTGACCCCGCTAACTTCCTCCGCGAAGTTACAGAGCAGATGGAGGGAGACGAAGACCTTTTTCCTCATCAGCGTGCTGGTGTTAACTTTCTTAGCACAGCACGTCGGGCTTTGCTTGCCGATGAACCGGGGCTAGGTAAGACTGCTCAAGCTATTCGGGCACTAAAGAAACTTAAAGATGGCGGAGAAGCAGTTTTTCCCGCTCTTATCGTGTGCCCCAACACACTTAAAATGAACTGGAAGCGCGAGTTTGCTCTGTGGTGGCCCGAGGTAAAAGTTGAAATTGTGACTGGCACTCCCGCTCAAAAGAGAAAACAGTTTGACTCTTTTGGTAGCTCTGAAGAGCCAGCAGATGTGTTAGTTATTAACTGGGAGTCTCTCCGTACCCACTCGAGGCTGGCACCTTACGGCTCTGTAGCACTAGCCCGCTGTAATGAGTGCGGTGGACTTAGTGAAAAGGTTACCCCCGCCCGGTGTGAGGTACACAAGCGTGACCTTAATGAAATTGATTTTAAATCTGTTATTGCTGACGAGGTTCACCGCTCCAAGGACCCCAAGTCAAAACAGACTAGAGCTCTTTGGTCCGCTACAGGTGACGCAGACATCCGATTTGCTTTGACTGGTACGCCTATTGCAAACAACGTCGTGGACCTGTGGACAATTCTTCACTGGCTCTCCCCCGAAGAGTGGCCTAGTAAAACTCGCTGGATTGACCGAATGGTTGATACTATGCTTAACGCTTTTGGTGGTCTTATGGTTCTTGGAATCAAGTCCCACATGAAAGAAGAGTTCTACGCAACTCTCAATCCCCGTATGCGAAGGATGCTTAAGACTGTTGTACTTCCTTGGCTTCCAGAGGTTACCGTAGAGCGTCGCGATGTTGAGATGTCAACTAAGCAGAAGAAGGCATACAACGAGATGCGGGACTGGATGATTGCTGAGCTGGAGACTGGAGGAGTTGTTTCGGCTCCTAGTGTTCTGACTCAAACTCTTCGACTCCTTCAGTTTGCTAGCTCATACGCTGAGATGACAGCTGACCCATCAACTGGTGAGCCCAAAGCAACTCTCATTGAGCCTTCCTGCAAAATTGATGCGTTGATGGATGATATCTCTCATGGAGACTTTGGCGATGACTCTATTGCAGTTTCTGCGGTATCTCGTCAGCTTATTGAGTTACTGAGTGCTCGTCTAACTAAAGCAGGCATTGCACATGGACTAATTACGGGGGCTCAGAATGAAGAAGAGCGCCAGCGTGCTGTAGACGACTTCCAGTCTGGTAAGAAAAAGTGGATTCTTTTTACTGCTCAGGCTGGTGGGGTTGGTATCACCCTAACCGCTGCTCGTCGATTGATTCGTCTCCAGCGTCCTTGGAGCCTCGTGGACGACAAGCAGGTCAACGACCGAGTTCACCGTATTGGTTCTGAGATTCACGACAACATCATCATCACTGACTACGTTACTTCGGGTACTGTTGAGGAACGTGTACGACAGGTTCTTGAAACCAAGGCAGACAGCTTTGAAGAAGTGGTGAAGGATAAAGAGCAACTTCTTAAGATGCTCCAAGAAGAGAAGGCCAACAAGTGATTACTAACGGTACAGGAGAGGTATACACCCTCTCAAACTCCGAAATTCAGACGTATAAAGACTGCCGAAGAAAGTGGTGGTTGTCTTACTATCGACGTCTCAAGCCTAGGGAGAAGAAGTTTACTGGCCCTCTGGCTTTGGGGTCTAGAATTCACGAGGCCCTTGACCAGTACTACACCAATGGGACCCCTCTTCTGGAAGCTCACGAGAGTCTTGTTGAGCAAGACCGACTTACTATTTCTGATGACTTTCGTGACCCCAGTGAGCTGGACAGCGAAGCAGACCTCGGGAGAGTGATGCTTGAGGGCTATCTTCAGTGGGTAGAGGAAGAGGGCATTGACAATGAAATTGAAATGATTTCTACTGAAGAAATTCTTTCGATGCCACTGTTCGATGGTGAGGTGGAACTCCAAGGCAAAATTGATATGCGAGTTCGTAGGAAAGCTGACGGAGTTCGTCTTTTTAGGGACTTCAAGACTGTCGGAGGTTCATTCGGTGAGTTTGCTAGCACAGCGCACATGAACGAGCAAATTTTGACATACATGTTGCTAGAAAATCACCAGAACGAGGGTACAGAGGAGCGCTCTGAGGGAGGTATTTTTACTCTTCTCAAAAAGGTTAAAAGAACAGCTAATGCAAAGCCTCCTTTTTATGAGCAGTTTGAAGTACGTCATAACTTGTTTTCTTTGCGTTCTTTCTGGAATAGAATTCATGGTGTTGTATCTGACATGATGAGTACGAAAAAAGCACTTGATGAGGGAGTTTCTCACCAAGTCGTTGCGTATCCCCGACCAAGCCGAGACTGTACTTGGAAGTGTCAGTTTTTCTCTATCTGCCCGATGTTTGATGACGGTAGTGCAGTTGAGCAGGCTATTGAAAATGTATTTGACGAAGGCGACCCATACGACTACTATGGGAAACAAGATAAGAAAGGAACTGACTAGTGTCAGAAGTACAGCGTTCGCTTACAATGATGATTTACGGTGAATCAAAGGTTGGTAAGTCAACTTTTGCCGTTACTGCTCCATACCCACGGCTTATGCTTGATGTGGAGGGTGGCCACCGCTTCCTTCCTATTAACGTCAAGTACTGGGACCCAATGAGTGAAGAGCCCCCCAAGGCCGACGGTACTTGGGATACTTGTGTTGTACTCGTTCACGATTACGACACTGTTCTCAAGGCATACCAGTGGCTTCAGGCAGGCCAGCACCAGTTTAAGAGCTTGATTATTGACTCCATCTCGGAGCTCCAAGTCAAACTGTTTGACAAAATTGCTGGGACAGATGCTCTCAAGATGCAACAGTGGGGTGAAATTCTCCGTCACATGGGCTCGCTTTTGCGTGACCTCCGTGACTTGACTATGCACCCTATTGCCCCACTTGAGGCAATTGTTTTGACTGCCATGGCTAGCCCAGACAGGGATGGTCGTTTCCACCCCTATCTTCAGGGACAGCTCCGTGTGCAGGCTCCATATTTCTATGACATCTTAGGTGCAATAACAGTCGAGTCATTTCCAAACCCAGACCCGATGAAGCCACCGTACAAAGTACGAAGGATGTATGTAGAACGTACTGATAAGTACGAAGCTGGCGAGAGGGTTCAGGGTAGACTTGGCCCAATTGTCGAACAAGAAAACCTTGGAGTAGAGCGTATGCTAGACTTGGTTTTCGGACCAAAAGCGGAATAATATCCACCAATAAGTAAGGAAAACATAATGACGCAGTTAAACTGGAATGAGCTTCTGGAAGCAGCAGACAGCTCTGGTGGGGGAGACTACGCCCCCATTCCAGAGGGGGTATATGAGCTGAAGATTGTTGAATCTGTCCCAGCCATGTCCTCCACTGGAAAAGTAATGTTCAAGGTGAAATCTGAGGTCCAGTCTGGCCCTCACGCACGTCGCCTTGTGTGGGATAACATTGTTATCTCCCCTGAGAACCCTAAGTCAATGAATATCTTCTTTTTGCAGATGGGCTCTCTCGGACTGAGCAGGGAGTACTTCTCGCAACAGCCGAACAATGACCAGATTGCTAGCGCAATGAAAGACCGTCTCTTCCGTGGTCAGATTGGTGTTCGTCAGTGGAATGGTCAGGACCGTAACGAGATTAGTCGTTATATGGCTATGGCTTCAGATTCAATTCCAGCAATGGTTTCTGCATCTGCACCAGCACCAGCACCAGCACCTGCTCCATCTCCCGCTGGAGCTGCGGTTCCACCGCCTCCACCAGCTCCGACTGTGGTGCCAACTGCTGGAGGAGCAGTTCCTCCTCCTCCTCCGTTCTAGAGATTGCTTTAAGTAGGAGGGGGCTGGGTCGACAAGACTCGGCCCCTTTTTACTATTTTTAATGTAAAGTAGGAGATATGAATTCAGTAGATTATGAATGGGTCAAGGAACAATTGACCAAAGCAAGAGCCCGAAAAGGTTCTGGTGATGCTGCTATTGAGCTTCTTAAAACTTGGGAGAATATTGATATTCCCGAGGAGTTGCAATCAGAGGCAGTAAAAATTTTTGCCTCTCTCGCTCAAGGCCACGCCCTCGTAGCTGAAGGTGACAAAGAAGAAGTCTGGGTGCCAGCGCAAGCGGGAAAGATGAAAGTCGCCGACCAAATTAGAGTTAAGACCGATGCATTTTCTGGCTCTCTAGGTAAAATGCATAATGGTAGGCGTGGAGTAATTATTGCCATTAGATACGGGGACATTATTGTTAACAGTACAGACAGCCGTAATCCTAAATTATCTGGTGCTCACTATGCCCCACATCATCTTGAAAAACTAATAAAATAAAATAGGGCCAGCGTAAGCTGGTCTTATTTTTTTGTACTTTTACGTGTATAATTATTAAATGGACTTTATTAGAGCTGCAGAAGACTTGTGGTTTGAGTGGGACGGCATTGGGTTTACTAGCAGTGGCTATAAAAGTGTTGTGTACTTTACATATGACCATGTAGATATGGAAAACTCCATATGCCTCGGTGGCCTTGCTTCTTCTCTTCAAAGAGACGGTTTGGTAGATAGTTTATTCGATGGTAGAAGTGCAATTCAAAAATCTAGTGTTTTTTGTCATGGTTTTGCTGGGTCGGTAGACGACAGCCCAGAACTAACTATCTGTAGCGCTACTGGGGAAACATTTTACGGAGACTTTGTAGATACAGCAAGAAGTATAACTTTGGTTGAGGTGTACGGAATTGGGGAGTAGAAAAAACTCTTGGCAAGATGATGCCCTCTGTGCACTTCCTCAAATAGAACCCTTCAAAGAAATGTTTTTCTCTGACAACGAAGACGACATAAAAAACGCAAAAATTATTTGTGGTTCCTGCCCCGTAAGAAAACAGTGCCTAGAGTTGGCTCTTGAGAATAAGGAAATATGGGGGGTCTGGGGAGGAGTAGACCAAGACGAACTCAGGATAGTCCTATCTGTGGACGAAGACGGTCAAGAAGTTAGAAGAATTAGAAAGGGAGAGGCACCTTTCTGCCCAAACTGCAAGGCTGGTACCGCAGAGCTCAAACTATCTGAGCGGGAAGTCCCTGGTGGAGGAAGGTGGACAACTAAAAAGGTTATTACCTGTAGTTCATGCTCCTTCTCTTGGGAGAGTAGAGCAAGTGCCAACTCGATTGAAGCTTTTTCAAACTTAAAGCAAAAACCTAATCAACAGGAATAATCCCAACAAACTCTCTCGGGTCTTGGTTTCTACCAATTACCATGGAAAGAACCCCTGGCTTTGATGAGCGTCCAGAACGGTCTCTAAACCAGTCCGAGCCTGGGTCTGTTGTGGGGCACTGTACCCAGAGGCGTTCTCCCACTTCCTGTGCTTTGAAGTGGTGGTAGTGTCCTGAAATCCAAACATCAGCGCCACCTAGAGCTGTCTGTCCAAGCATCTGCCCCGACAGGTATTTCTCGACATCCCTAGAGAACTGGTGACCGTGGAAGAGGCCAAGCATCACTCCATTGATGTCTATAGCTAGAGTTTGATGACCTGACGCTGGGTAGCGGAACTCTACGTGGGAGAGCTTGTCACTCTCTCTACAAGCATCCTCAACAGCGGAAGCAATCTCGACGTTCCAACCGTCAGCAGGGTCTGCAGCAACCTGACGAGTCACCTCATCGTGGTTTCCATTAATTACTGGGACAATAATTCTTTCGGCGTGGGGAACAAAAGCTTTAATCTGTGCCATGAGTAGACGACGAGCAACCCTGACCTGTTCGGTCTGGCCGAGGTCGGAGGATGCTAAACCTTGAAGACGTCCAGCCTGCGAGACGTTGCCCTCCACGTGGTCACCTGGAAGAGCAATAACAACTGTGCCAATACTCAAACCCATTTTTCGAAAGGCTTGTAGTTTATGTACACCGCGCTCGGTGGCAATAAGTAGCCTGTCAATCGATTCTTGTGTCCCACTATCGCCACTTTTCTTACCAATTTGCTGGTCGCTCGGAGCGAAAACGAAAGAAGAATCTCCCGAGGTAGCAGATGGGGACTTTGATGGCTTCCAATTCTTAATATCATCCACAAGCTTTTCAAGGTCAAAGTCTGATTGAGCGATGTGCTGTGCTGGGGCCAGTGTGATTCTGGAAGACTCTAGCCAGTCCCCATTAAATGTTTGCCACTTTCCGTGGCGAGCGTTTGTTACTACCCACTCTTGGGGGTTTAGCCCATGCTCGAGCATAATGTCTTCGGCCCCCGGAGTGTTCCCGAGGGGGCGAGGGCTAGAGATTGCGAAACCGCCTTGCTGGTCGACCTCGGAGCGTGGACGCCAATTCTCTGGGGTCTGTGTTGCTCTGGTATCAGAACCAGATATTCCTGGGCTTGCCAACTCGGCAAGTTTCTTTTTGAGGGAGTCGGTCATTTCGTGCTTCTTCCTTTGTAGCATGTGCAGACTTTTCTTCGGTGCTCAGATAGAACCGAGCGACCTATGTCGTAGCCTTCTTCTCGTAGAGTGAGAACTAAGTTTACATTGGAGACAGAACCTTGTCGGTCTTGAGGCACAGAAATAATCTGTTGAAGGAGGGCGCGAGACTCCTCATCCATTGAATGCAGAAGCTCAGCAAACTTGCATCGCTTGGATGTGTTGCTGAGCTCTTGGAGCTTGTTTGCTAGGGTAGATGTCATAGTTTGTGTAGTCCCTCCCCTTTAGTGGGGCGTACTACAACATACTAGCGCAGATATTAGATATTTCTAGTTATTTAAGAATATACCGTTGACAATGAAAGCCGTCGTTAAACTTACTATGAGAGATAGAAGGGCACCAAATACTGCCATATATACAGAGAGAACTCGGGTTTTTTTCTGTTTCTGGGTCTCCTGCTGACCCTCAATAATGTTATCGATTCGACTATTGATAAGCTCGCTCTCCTCATCAAAATCTGCAATAACTTGATTAATTCTTTCGGTAATCATGTTTTTAAGTTCTTGAGTCGAACGGGTGGAGTTCTCATTCATCTGACGAACGTCAGTTTCAATCCTCTGTACTCGGTCATTGAACAAACCAAATTTATTGTCCACAAAATCTTTAGTAGCCATTTCAGACTTGACTTGATGAAGAGTCTCTAAGATACTGTCCAGAACGAGCTTAGTCTCGCCTGGGGTGGGTGAGTCAGGTACCTTCATAGAAAGACTTTCTTATTGGACAGTGGTTATTCCTATGATACCGAGTTTTCCTACCCTCGACCCGAACTACCTCGTGGTACTATTAAGATAATTCTCTACTCAAACCACAACACCGACGTGACGGATTTAAATGGACAACCCCTCTCCCCTTGCTAAATACTCTAGCTACTTTGGGCAAATAGGCTGGGCAGTTCTGCCTTGTCACGGAATTACTGCGGAGGGGATGTGCACGTGTGGGGGCACTCACTCTGCACCCAAGGACGTGGGGAAGCACCCAGCTTGTAGCTGGGACAAGGAAGCAACTTCCGACGTAAACAAAATCGACCTGTGGTGGAACACTAATCCCGAATACAATATCGGGGTCCTTTGCAAGAATTCTGGGTTTTTTGTTATTGATATTGACCCTCGCTCTGGGGGGTTTGAATCTTTTGAAGAATTTGAGGCTCTTGTTGGTGGAAACATTCCTCCAACAGTAGAAGCGATTACAGGGTTCTACTCAGACAAGGGTAGGCAGGTTCGCGGGAGACACCTCTACTACAAAGTTGAAGATGGCGAAGCACTTATTGGAAATCTTCGTGGTGCCAAATTGCCGGGTATCGATATTAAGCACAATGGCTATGTTCTTGTTCCTCCGTCCCGTCACGTCTCGGGAACGTCCTATGAATGGAAACCAGGACACGCTCCTTGGGAGATTGAGATGGCTAAGGCTCCTGAAGAGCTTTTGGCTCCACTAAGGAGACGTACTACGAGCTCCTCAAGGGTGGCATCCTCTTCCACTTCCTCATCAGAGTGGGGAGTGTTTGATGGACTTGAGTTTCAAGGCGAGAAACTTGATATTGAAAAAATTATGCGCGAGGGAATCGACGAGGGGGCACGAGCCGTCGAACTCTATCGTTTAGCCTGTGCCCTCGGAAATAAATACGGAACTGACGAAAGTGGTCGGTATATTGTCGAAACCGCAATGATTCGACTGAACGCAGAAAACGTTCGTCCCCCTCTAGAGTTAAACGGCCCTGGTGGTCTGCTTATGCACGTCAACAGAGCCCTAGATTTTGTTGATGCAAATCCTAAGACTTCCTCTAGGACATGGGGGGATATCGAGGACTGGCAGAAAGAGGCTGCTCAGAGGATTAGTCAGGGAATGTTTAGGGCTGGTGGTGGTGTCGTTGAATCCACTAGTGACCCCGATGACGTAGATAAAAATGATATCTACACAGCGCCTGGAACTATTGGTGGCGCTGTTGCAAATGCAGCTTATGCTGGTCACTCTTCTCGCGAGGCCTCCAAGCTGACAAACGTTGATGTGCCAAAAGACCGAGATGCTCTTACCGAAGAAGAGGGTGGAGACCCATCAAAACGAACTCTTACTGACGTCGGTAATGGCCGTCGTCTTGTGGACGCCTATCAGTCTGTTGTTCGCTACACCCCAGGGTTGGGGTGGTTTGCGTGGTCGGGGCAACACTGGGAGGTAGACGTAGAGCACCTAAATCTTAGGGAACTAGCCAAACAAATTGCACCAAGCATTGCGAGTGAAGTGGCTGAGTATGACGAGAAAGAGCGAGTAGAAGTTCTTAAGTGGGCGAACATGGCCAAATCTACTGCTCGAATCGATGCCACAATCAAAAACGCCAACTCGGACCCCCGCATAAATGTACGAGTGGACGAGTGGGACCACGACCCGTATCTTCTTGGAGTATCCAATGGGGTGGTAGACCTTCGCACGGGGGAGCTTCTAAAGTTCAGACCAGACCTACATATCACTAAAAAGACTCCCGTTGCTTACACTCCTGGAATGCAGAGCTCTAGATTTAAGAACTTCTTGGACTACGCCACCAACGGCGATGTCGAGTTCCAAGACTGGCTCCAGCGTGCTGTTGGTTATACCTTTACTGGACTCAACAACTTAGATTTAATGTTTGTAGTCTACGGAGCACCTGGTTCTGGTAAGAACACTTTTGTCGAAGCATTTATTAAGGCTCTTGGAACTAGGCAGTATGCGTGGCCTATGGACTCAAGTATTTTGGCGCAGAATGACAACAATGTGTCTTCCACAGACCTGTATCACTGGGCAGAGCTTCGTGGCAAGCGTGCTGTGTGGTTTGACGAACTCCCCGATGGGGAACGCATTAAAGAGAATTCAGTAAAGAAGCTGACGGGTTCGTCAGAAATTTCCGCTCGGTCCCCTGGAGAACGTCCGTTTACTTTTCAGGCTCAGGCAAAGATGTGGATTACAACCAACCACCGACCCATTATTACCGATGATGCTATGTGGCGTCGTATTCGTCCTATCCCATGGGCTCGCGTCCCCGAGAAGTCAGACCCAACTTTAAAGAAGTACCTTTTTGACTCGGAGGGCGGATTACCGGCAGTTCTTGCTTGGGCTATCGAGGGAGCGTACAAGTACTTGAACTCTACAGAGGTAGATGGTCTGGGCTGGTGTGAGGTTGTTAGCAAAGCTGCAGAAATGTATCGAAAGAGTGAAGACCGTCTCGGCATGTTCTTTGATGATGATATGCAAAAGATTGACGGGGCCTCGGTACCAATCAAGTCTGTCTACACTATTTATCGTATGTGGAGTGAGGGACGTGGTGAACGTCCAGTATCTCAGATTAGGTTTATTAGAATGTTGCGTGACCGAAGTGTTGAGGTCACTGGTGAGAGCGGTGGGGCTGATATTCTCGGGTATACTCTTAAACCAAAGACAGCTACTGCAAATACCGATTTAGACTGGACTGTATTAGGGAGGTTCGCACAATGAGCATTACAATGAACTTTGGAGAAGAAGACCTGCCAAAGATTGTAGATGACGGAAAGGGCTACATCAAAATTGGTGACTGGAGTTTTGATATTGAAGATGAGCTCGAAGCTAAGAATTGGTGGGACTCCGTAAAGACTTGGATTGTTTTAGCTAGACACATGGACAGTATGTCCAAATCCGAAGAGTAACTGTATTTTTTCTTCTGTGTGTTAGAATTAATCGTCATTACACATAGACTAGGAGAAATATGAACGACCAAATTATCGCAATTATTCGCACAGTAGTCCCCACTTTGGTAGGAGCCTTTGGAGCATTTCTATTGGCTGCAGGAGTTGAGCTGGATAATGAGACTAAGAGTGCAATGGTTGTTGCACTGACAGGCATTTTTTCAGGAGCTTATTACGCCATTATTCGCTCTTTTGCATCTAAGGTTCCACTGGCAGGATGGCTTTTAGGCTATCCAGCAACTCCCGCATACGGGACACCCAGTACCCCCGAACCAGTAGCAAAAACCTCGCCTAAGGGCAAGACTGGCGCAAAGAAGTAAATTGTCTAGTAAGACTAGAGCTAGGGAGGTCAGAAATGGCTTCCCTAGTTTTATTTAGTGTGTATGTAGAGAGTGTAGTAATATTATTAGACTATGAAAAAAGACTGGTCTTTTTTACTTGGCAATGTTGAATTTTATATAAAACATTACCATCCACTTGGCGCAGGGGAAAAACCAAAGTTTGGCTGGCTTATCAGCAAGAACCCTAGCGGACTTTTTGGTAGGGGATTCACGACGGAACTTTATTTTGGGCAGAATCTTTTTGTCCTAGTGGTTTCGAGGTTTAATTAGTGTCGTACTGTAGATTTTTAGAGGGGGATGTTTATGTCTTCCTCAGTGGGGTTGGAGAGCTCGAGTGTTGCGCCTGCATACTGGACCCGATGGGGGAGCCATGGGGATTTTTTAAAGCAGAGAGTACTCAAGAAATGGTGGACCACCTCGAGGCGCACAAAAAAGTTGGGCACTTTATTCCTTGGGGGGTAGTTGAACACTTGTGGGATGATGACAAAGAGAACTTTCCACTATGAAAATCACAACTGAGACAGGTTCTGTCTACGACATCGACGACCACGGTTTCTGTGTCAAGACCGACAAGCACGGCAATCGTATGGATGCTTTTAAGGCATTCGTTATGATTCCTGTCCCCGAAAGTGTAAAAATTGTAAAAGAGGTTTTTACCCTCCCAGAAGGAAAACCTGTTGTTGGTCAGCGTCTCTACATTTCAGGGCTTAATGTCTGGTGGCTCACCACCCTCGTAGTTTCTGTCGAATAGACAAACCCCCCACCAGCACGACTTGGCGGGGGGTGCGGACTGGGCATCAGTCCTTGCCTTGGACACGACATGAGTGGTTTCTAGCGTCAAGCGGGTGTCGGCCCAATCTCACTGCCCGCGCTAGTCCTTGGCTTAAACGGGATGCCTCCCGTCGGCTGGACGCTGATGGGGTAAGTATAGCGCTAAAAACTTGACTTGATGTAGCAGATGTGGCTATACTAGCCCTAATTGAAGGGATAAAACATGGCAGGAAAAGGCAGAGGTGGGGGAAACTCCGCCCCAAAGAGCCCAATTAGTGACCGTAAAAATAACAAGTCTTCGAAAAAGCGTCCTAAAGTATTCGATTCTGTGAAGCGCAGATTAGTCACTAAAGATGTCTAGAGGACAATGTACTCTCTGCGGGGACATCATGGAATCCAAGCACCGTCACGATTTTGTGAAGTGCAAGTGTGGTGAGTCTTTCCTAGATGGAGGAGACGACTACTGGCGCAGAACAATGACGACAGTTATGATTGACGAAACGACCTACACGGGCGGGGAGCTCCTCGCTCACTTAGACGAACTAGACAAGGAGGATGACAATGGGAAAGCACAATAAGGACCTTGGCCCTGCTGACAAGATTTACAATCTCGAGGACGTAGACCAGATAACTCTTACTCAGTATCTTGAGGGACAGCGCAAGGGTATGTACGAATGCCACGAAGCATTCAGTGACACCATCGAACGACTTCGTCGAAGCCTCGAGGATGTCTGGGCTATTGAATATTCGGGGGTTATCACATCTGATAAGAAGGCTCGGGTAGAAGAGATTACCTTTGCCATTAACACTCTTACCACTCTTGATGACATGTTTCAGGGAGCCTATGACGAAAAACTCTCTGCTATCAATGTGGAGGATGAAGACTGGGGCGAAGGCCACGGGGAGGTTCGGCTGTGAGCAACCTAACTAACCAAGACAGGGCGGATTTCGACTTCATCACAGACTTCCTCAATAGGAAGCCCTACACAGCTCCCGATGGCAAAGTCTTAACGGGAGATAATGCCTTAGAGTTTATAGAGGCTTTCTTCCCCGAGGAAGCGGAGAAGTTCAGGAACAAGTAAGCAAATGAAGGTTATTAAGCACTTCTACAGGGTAGGCAAGGCACTGTTTAGAAGTTTTACTTGCAAACATGAAGACAGCTATTCGGCTCTGTGTCCGTACACAGAAAAAATTTATGTGACTTGCACTAACTGCCTTACTAGGATTGATGAATTTTAAACTTACCACTAGAGGAATGAGGGCTAAAAATGAAGTTACCCTACCGAAAACCAATTACCTCCCTAAGCGAGGAGCAAATGGCATTTATTCTTTCTAGCCGATTTAGGAATGACTTAAGTGACGTGGGCGGTTTTGTTGGCCCGGGCTGGAATAACATTATTTACGACCTCAACAAGAAGCTCGAAGCCGAGAAGCCTGACTATCAGATTCTTCAGATTAAAGAGAAGTTTGGGGGGCTTAGGTTCTACACCGGCGAACTGCCCTACTCAGGTTGGGAATACATCAGCGAGGCAGAGAAGCTTTCCCTGAAGACCTGTGAAGAGTGCGGCCGACCCGGTAAGATTTGGAACCGTAGGGGCTGGGTTCGCACTCTGTGTTGGATTGACTACAACGTCTCGGAAATTAACAAGAGCCTCTGGATTCTCCAACGGCGTGGTCTTACTGCTTTCTTTAAAAGTTACTTTTACGTCCGCCGTCTACGCAGGAAAGTGAAACGGGAAGAGAGCGCGGAAAATAAAAATTAACTTTTTTAGTGTCCTGTGCTTTACTTTAATGGTAGAGTACAGACACCTAAATTAAGGAGTAAATATGCCTAGGTCCAAAAAAGAGTACAACGCTTACATGCGCGAATATCAGATGCGCAGGTACCACACCCGCAGGGCAATGTTTATTTTTGAGATGGGCGGGAAGTGCGCTGTATGCGCATCAACCGAAGGTCTTGAGTTCGACCACATTGACCCCAAGCTCAAGTCTTTCAATGTTGGCGACAGGTTGTCGAATCGCAGTGAAGAGGTAATTCGCGCAGAGCTAGAAAAGTGTCAGCTTTTGTGCACACCGTGTCACAAGTCTAAGTCTCGTGCTGGCGCTTCTTTTGGTCACGGGGGTGGCAAGACTGGAATGCGCAACTGCCGTTGCGAGCTTTGCGCTCCGCTAAAGAATGCCTACATGCGAGAGCTGAAGCGTCGTCGCGCCCAAGAAAAGAATCAGAAAGAGAGCGCGGGAAATGGGATTCTTTGAAAGTAGCTTTTGGACTAGTGGCTACCCTATCGGGATTGCAATTGTTATTACTCTTTTATTTATTATTAAGAAGTACAAACTTTAACGACGGAGCTATAAATTTTAAATGACTTAAAACTTTTAGATGTTTTTATTCTTGAAGTTACTCTTGTATCTCTTTGTATCTTTACATTTTTATGGTTTTGGGTTATTCTTGTCTATGAACCAAAAAAACGGGGTCGCCATACTTACGACTATTACTACGAGCCTCGAGTAGAAAAGAAAAAAAGACGCGGCCGTCATACTTACGACTGATATAAAACAAAGATGGAGGATTTTTAGTGGAGTATCAAATTACATGTCGTCCTTACGCAGAGCACAACTGCAGCAAGAAACATAAAAACAAAGAAGACCAATTTGTATGTTATTTTAGCGAAGGGTTTTCAGTGAGGAAAGTTCGTCTCGGCGAAAAGCAACCTGCTTTTTGCGAGTTTCAAGGAGCTGGAGACTGGGCGGTTATTCACGCTCTAGATGCTCGAGGCTCTAAAGAAGTACCGCAACCGCACACCAAGTATTACATTAAGTTTTTTGAGCTTCTTGATGATGCGGCTCAGTACTGGAAAGAGCTCAAAGCAGAGCATGGTGAAGAAGGGAAGTGTGCCCCCCAGTGTGTGGGCGTATACCCACATATTTTAACTATGCACATGGGTTGGCCTATTAAAGGTGAAGGCAAAAACCCTAAACCGCTCTGGCCAAAGGAGTTTGTAAAAAATTTGTACTTCTATGAGCGGTACACAAAAGTTTTAGAAGTTAGCTAGACAACAACGTAATTAAGGAAAGACAGTACTGCAAATGAAAATTCTTGAGACCGAAGAACTGGACGGAAAGCTAAAAACTGTCCCAGGCTACTACATTCCGTTAGGCGAGCAACAGCTACTAGTTCCTGAGAGAGCTAGTCGTTACGTTGTTTATGAAGATGTAGAAGCCAAAGTTAAGGTGACTATTGCTTTAGTTGATAGTAGATTCGAGGTTGTCAGTTTAGGAATTGGAGACGGCTCTCAGCCTGTCTATACTAGGTCTCTAACAAAACTCTCTCTTCCTAAAGTTGTTCGTGAGATTGCCCTCCGTGCAATTCCTCGCAGTGACTATTGGACTTCTAAGTCTCTGGTTAGTAAATTAGATATCACGGATGACTATCTTGCTCAGCTGTATTGGTTTGAGTACATAACTCGAGGTGCCCCTCGGGAAGCAATTATGCAAGCTACTGGGTGGTCTAGGGCAAATGCCAACTACCACATTCGACGCATCTCTAAATTTATCGATTTACCTAACCCAAGTTCAGAAGTTAAAGAAAAAGCGAGCGTTAAATGACATTTACACTACACACTATTGTCGAAGAGTACTTGCAGGAGCTCGACAAAATTACTGAGGCTCGAGAGGTGTTACGTAATCGCATAGTGGACCTTTATGAGCAGTCGTATGAAACCGACGATGACAGCGAGCGAGATGCTCTAGTTGTTGATGCCACAAAGATGGAGCAACAGGTCGACGCATTTACGGCCAAAGGAAATCACTACATTCTTAAGATAGACCAGCTAAATGGGGTCCGCTAATGAGTGAATTTATATCTCTTGCAGAGATAGCTAAGCTTCTTGGGGTTCCTCGATGCAACGTCAAAGAGCACTTTAATCGAGGTGGCTACTTAGAGTTTGTGCCTAGACCCCTAAACCCAGATGCGGAGTGGCGCATTTACCGAAAAGACTTTGATAAAGCTGTGGCAAGAAAAGAGCAACAGTTGGCAGAAGAACGAGTGTCGTGGGACAGCCTCTTCACACTAGATGTTTTGCTCTTGGACTAAAAATATATTGCCAATCAAAGCTATTTTTCTTTCTACTACTGCTTGACTTAAAAACAATATAGAATAACTCTGTTAAAATAAAACTGTGTAATTTTAAAATATTATCTATTTGTAAAATAAACATAGTAGGAGTACACAGTTATTTTTTTTCGGTATAAAATTAACCTATTTTTCTATCGCCTAGCTCTTGTCCTTTCTTTTCTAATAGTTATATTTTTGACAAGTGGTGTTCTTAATGATGTTCCCGCTCGGGCAACAGAAGATGAAGAACCAGAAGAATTGATAGAGCCAGCAGTTGTCAACGAGCTTGTAACCTCTGGAGGCGACGATGTGTCGTACAGAGTTCCACTAGATGTGCCAATTATTTTTAACAACACTTCTTATATGGACATCTATGCGACAACTAACTCTGTTATCACTTTTGGTCAACCAGATGGTACTTACTGGGACTACCCAATGACTCCCTCTGTTTCACTGCAGGCTAGGGACTGGTGGGCAAGACCACACATGGGAGATGAGTGGTTCATTATCCGCACCAGCTCCGGTGGTTTTCAAGTAGACGGCTCTTACCGCCCCTTCGGGACCAACGATGGCCCCACCACTAACATCGTTATTACCGCGCAGATACTGACAAATGGGACAGTTTCCTATACCTATTCAACAACTGGCCCTCTGTACGGAGGAGAAAGAACTGGAGCTCGGCTTAACGATGGCACGATAGCCACACTCGAGCAGGTTGGTGTTATAGAGGTAGAAGAGCCGGTAGTGCTGGAACCTGAGCCCCAACCCGAGCCAGAGCCAGAGCCAGAGCCAGAGCCAGAGCCAGAGCCAGAGCCAGAACCCACTCCCGAGCCGGAACCAGAACCAGAACCGGAGCCAGAAACCGTATTTGAAGTTGAACCAGAAGAGACAGTAGAAGAGGAGCCGGAGACAGCAGAAGAGTTGCCTCCCGAGGACGTAACTGAAGAAGTTCCTAGCGATTCTTTAGAGGAACAGGTAAACGCACTTCTTGACTCTCTTGAAGAGGGAGAAGTTTTGACTCTAGAAGACTTGCTTGACGCTGGCTTAGACCTTGACGACCTTCCTCCTGACACCCCTGTTGAAATAAGAACTGATGAAAACGGAAATCCAGTAGTTATTGATGCCCAGACAGCAGCTTCCTTAGCTCTTCTAGAGGACCCTAGGGAGCTTGCGTCACTAGTTTTTGTGGACCCGATGGTCGTGGTAGAGGCTCTACTAAATATTGGTAAGGACATGTCACCAGAAGAAAGAGAAGAATCCCAAAAAGTGGTGGTTGCTTCTGTGGTGGCAGGAAGTGTCGCGGGGCTTGCTTCGCCTTATGTTACTTCAACTGGAGTAGCACCTACACACAGAAAGAAAGCATAATGGTAAAAAAATATCTATCAGAAATGTTTAAAGACATTATTGACCAAGCTTGGACACTCTTGGGCATGGTTATAGCTTGGTTTGTCTTAGACGGCTCAGCTCGGGACGTGGTTGGACTAATGATTGTCATTACTCTTGCTATTTGGATTGTCACATTCCCGTTGCGTAGAGAAAAAGAAGAACTACCCTAGGAGACAACCTGACTTCCATAGGAACAATATAGTTTAAATAACAGACCCCCCTACCGAAGTAAGGGGGTCTGCCCAACTATAGAGGGTAAACGAGTGGGTACTCGTTAGTGGCTTACAGTTTCTCCCAAGTCAATGGTCCCACTACACCATCAGCAGTAAGCTTATTCTTTGTCTGGAAAGCTTTGACTGCTCTTTCTGTCGCGGGGCCAAAAACTCCGTCAGCTTGAATTTTTAGCACTTCCTGTAGGTAGGAGACAGTTGCACCCTTAGAGCCAACTTTAAGCGTACCGCGCAGGGCTGGCTTAGCTTTTGTAGCAGTGCTGACTGGGTTCTTGGAAATTGGCTTTGAGTGGTCAGGAGCTGGCTGAGTTGGTGCGTCCTCGGGGGTTGCCTGAGGACCCTTCTCGAGCTGGCCGTCCATCGCCTCGAGAGCCTGAAGGAATGGGATTGGGTCGAGGAAGCCAGAGCCGTTGTCGGACCAACCAACCTTCTTGCCAATGTGGATTTCAAAGTGGAGGTGGGGACCAGTTGAAGCGCCAGAGTTTCCGAGGATTGCCAAAACCTGACCAGCCTTGACCTTGTCACCAGCCTTAACTTGGAACGAGTCCTTGAGGCAGTGAGCGTAGAGCGCCACATAGTCCTTGCCACCAATCTTGTGGCTGACAGCAACCAAGTAGCCGTAACCATTGGGTTCGCCATTTGCTTTCTTTGCCTTAGCTGCGCGAGCCTCGAGGACCGTACCTTCGTAGATTGCCTTGAGGTACGCGGGGTTGTGGGTAGTCGAAATGAGGTCCTCGCCATTGTGGTGCTTGCGAGTCTTTTGGATAGGGTGAACGCGCCAACCAAAGGAAGACGTGGTTTTGAAGTTCTTTTCATATACCCCATCAAGGGGCCAAGACATGGTCATGTTTTATTCCTAAATTGTTTAGTTACAGGGTATTATTTTGCTTTTAGTCAGGTAGCTCTGAGTTAGCCTTTGAAAACACACCATCAATTTCATCTACAGAGATTTTACCGTCGTTCAAGTATGCACGAGAAAGACCCTCTAGTACTGTTGCTACTCCGCCAATTCCAGCCATAAGAGCGGCCTGCCAGACCTCAACGCCAATCAGTGCGCCTGTGCCGATAACACCAAGAGCGGTAGCAATAAACACTGCAATCATGCGACCAGCAATGTCTTTTAATTTTGCTGTAGACACTATTCCTCCAGTAAATAGTTTAAAAACGGATATCCTCCACATCTACTATTGTAGTACAGAAGTATTTAGTGATAAAAACTATGTTTTACAAAACCAACTAGAAGTTTAGTGGGATTGCGCACAGTGCACGCTCCATGTATAGTAAAGTACCTCATGTTCAGAGCCTCTATTTAAAGCTCAAAAAAAAAGAAAAGAGCGAAACATTGCTTCTTCTTAGCATTATTTTTGCCATTGTTGCCCCTTGGATAGGCGTTATGTACTGGCTAATTTTCCGTTGCCCCGAGATGCCTTCTGCACAGACGAGGCCCTTGCCCGTGATGGTCTACGAGGAGCCTCTACAAAAACCTCTTTTAACGCAGGCTTTTCTTTACCTTCGTGACAAGCGCAATCGCATTCGGTAGCACCACTTTCCCACCTAAACCACACCGTACACTTGTCGTGTATAGAGTCGATGCACCAGCCAAAAAGACTGCTCAATTGTATTCTTTCTTAGTCCAAAACCCATCACGATAAGAGTTAAAGAACTTTGCCGTGAGCTTCTTATAGTCCTTGTGGGGGTAGTCATCTTTCAGTTCTGACTTAATCTTCACGGTGTGGCTGTAGTTTTCTCGCTTAAAAGGTATGGCTTGGACTATTGGAGTTCCTGCGGGAATAATCCCAGTCCACGTAGGGTCATTCATTTTAAAGGGGAACTGAACTGGATTGGTGTACCTATCGGTGTCTACAACCCCCTCGAGAGAATAAAACAAAGATTCTCGATGAAAAGGCGTGACAAAAAGCGTTGAATATCCCTTAGGTGTACGAATAGACCAAGGATTAAACCATTTGGGTGCAGAAATTGCGTCTTCTCCACCAATAGTTGGGTGCTTTCTAAACTGTTCCACGGGGTGCGAGTTAATCATTGGCTCATCGCTGGGCCACGTATACACAACCTGCCCATCAATAATGGCCACGTCTACATCGGCGGAGCTGAAAATAATATACCCCGAGGTTAAGGCATCAAAAACAGGAACACAACGCTTAATGGTGGCATTGGTCGCCCTACCGCCTCCGCGAAGGATGTCTTTCTTTGGTCCCGTATAGGAGGGAGTAGACCTATACCAATCGGGAAGAACGAATTTAGCTGGCTTAGGCCAGTACTCTTCAGGGACCGAGTTAGAGGTGTCGACAAATTCGATTTTTATTGCCATGGTCTAGAGGGTATCATGGAGACACCCAGAAGTCTATGTAGTTGACACGGAAGATTTGAAATAGTATCCTGAAATCTGGAGGAACC